TGGAAAAAGACATTTGATAATATCACCCGCCATCAAATTAGTATTTGACGGGACAGTTACTGTTAAGGTTTGTGTAAACAAAATATTATATCTCATCAGTGCTTGTGACTGATATTTTAATGGATCGGCATTTTCCTCAACAGATACATCTTTCTCCAATGTTCCAAGGTCAACAATACCAGTGATCATTCTAGATGGAATATCACCAAGAGTTTGATCTGATCCCTCACTAATTTTTGGAAGTGAGAATTGTTCACCAAGATTCTTTGATTTGCCAGCATAGTTTTCCATTTTAAAAAGACCTTTATCTGGCAGGGTAAAGTTAAAATTCAGTGGATTGAAGAACATTCTCTGACTTGCAAAAGCTCCAAGTCTCAATTTCTCCAACATGTTTTGATTACGATTTGTCACATAAGATAAAATTTCAAAGTCCTTTTTCTCAGAGTCTGGATTTGCAATTTCTGTGGCATTATAAGTTGCTTTTGGATTTTGAATAATTAATTTATCAAGTGCTCTAAAATTATATCCATCTTGTGTCTCATAAAAAACGTAACCAGCAGTTGCATCACCCTTACTGTCAGGTACACCTTTTGATGCTAACCATGTCAGTACAGTAAATGGTTTTCTCATATTACCAATAAATCCATACTTGTTAGAAGATGGATCTACTTTGACATTCTTTGATGTCTGTAAATAAGATTTTATAATATCTTCAGCAGATGTAGAAATTGGTGAAGATGTTGGATATTTTTTTACAACCCTTGCAGTTTCGTTTGTAATTGCTTCACGAGAACATAAGTTTAATACAAAAGTTTCATTCTGATTCTTACTCAAGACATTTGAAATACTGGAAACATACAAATTTCCAAATTCTAATCCTGGATTTGATGCAACATTCCCAGCAATCTTCATAGAAACTCTTTCTCCACCTCTTAAAGGTAGTCCATGATAAACACCTTTCCCATCAATAGAATTACCCGTATTCGTCACAACCATTTTGGCAGTGATTGTAGGTGAAAAAATATCTTCGTAATAATCAATACTTTGGACACCAAGTCTTAAATCTACTGTTCTAGACTGGTCATTAGATTCAATTAGAATCTGATCATATTGTGAACTATCTACCGCTGGCATTTAAGTATACTCCAATTCTCTAAGGAGTGTTTGTGTGACAAAACTATTTAACGTATTATCACTGGTTGATATTGAGATTGGTGACTCTGCCTGTGGTGCTGGGGTAGGTGGAGGGGGTGCTTCTCCCCCCATGGGAATTGGAACAGTGATCAATTGTCCCCTTCTTTCTGGTGTTACTTGCCTCGCAACATCAGTCTGAGAAGGCACTGGTTCAAGAGATGGACCACCAATACCAAGATTTCTTTTAATTGTGTCTAGAATTCCACCACCAGTTCCAGTAACAGGTGGATTTTTTGAGAAAATCATTACATCGGTATATGGATCTGGACTAAAATCGCCACCATATGATGTTCCACTAAGATTTGCAGTTGCCTCCATATGAATATGAGGTCCAGTGCTACGTCCAGTACTACCACTTCGTGCAAATGGAGTTCCTGCTGGAACATTACCACTAGTAATTAATTGCGCACTAAGGTGAGCAAATCTCAATCTAATACTTAAAGATGGAATAATAATGTCAGTATAATATCCATATCCTTTTTGCCACCTTGCTTCAACAACTTTACAAGGAAGTTTACAAGCAATATAAGTTCCAATGTCACAAGCATAATCAGCACCACCGTGTGGTCTTGTTCTACCAGCAGCCATAGAACCGAAGAAATCTGACTTGATTGTGTCTCCAACACGACTACCTGTCGAAATTCTCTTATTTGGATCTATATTGATATTTCCAGATGGTGTTTTGTAAGTACCACCCCTAGATTCTCCCGATGTAGTTGCTGGACTACTTTTAATTTGCTGTAATACTGGTTTTAATTTATCAAATCCAATACTACCAGTATTTCCTGGTAAAACATATCCAGAAGCACTCTTAAAAGCACCAAACTCTCTTGCAAGTTCTTCACTAAACTGAGCATCGGTGATTTTACCTTGTAACCATTCATCAAGTCTTCTATTCTGCTTCAAATATGCAATGACCATTTTATCCTGATTATCAGGAGTAAACTTGGCAGTTAATGGGAGACCAGCAGCAGCGGCAAACTTTTCTGGAAAAAGCATTTGATATCTACCAATCGCCGCTGATCTTCTTCCATCTTTCAGCTTTTCTTTTTGAAATGCAACAACCTCATTAATAGTCATATCTAAAATCTGAGGATGTGATTCACTTGGGTACATTGCACTATATCCACCTCCTGGTGATTCACCAGAACTAATCAAATCTAAGAGTGGTTTAAGTCGTCCCCCACCAGCAGTTCCGCCTGATGTACCTCCGCCCGCTGTACCTCCGCCCGCTGTACCTCCGCCTGGCATTTCTCCAGCATTAGCATCAGAAGATAATCCAAGTGATTTTAATAAATCAAAACCTCTAATAAATTCGTACATACTATACAATTCATTCCGAATTTTTTGCAATCCAACATCAACTTCATTTGAAGATTTTCTTGCTTCTAATTGATCATCTTCAAAGTCATTACCAGTAATAGATGTTTTTATTGGTTGTAAAAATGATGTAAAATCAGAGAAGTATACAAACAATCCATCTTTCCAAGAAACAAGAGTATCAAAGACCTCTCGCATTCTTTCTCCAAGTTTTTGAGAACCTTTGATAATATTTGGAAGATTGTTAACCAACCATCCAACCATGATGGTTCCAATAAAATCCATAACTCTTCCAAGGAATCCCTTGGTGCTACTAGCAATAAGTTTGGATCCTCTTGAATAAGATGAAGAAAGACTAATTACCTTTCCAGATTCAATAAGATCTTCTTGCTCCCTTCTTCTTACTGCTTCTCTTCTTTTCTGAAAAAGTTCTGTTTTTTTCAGAATTGCTACTTTCTTATCCTTATTTCCATCAGATAACTGTTTAATTATAACAGAAGATGTTGAGTTTGCTACTCTTAAACTTTTGCCAAAAGAGTTTAATGATTTCTGAATAGAATCTATACTAGAACTATTTTTTGATAGAGATCTTTGTGCTTCTGCCATTAGACTGGGAGTACATTAAAGTTTGAATATGCACCAAGAGTATAGATGTTATCTCTATTATTTGTAGCAAAAGATGGTGCATTATTAATAGGACTAGTTGCAACTGGTTGCTGCTGTGGTGCCGACTGTTGATTCTGAACCGGCATTGGAACGATATTCACAGGAGGTTCTGGTGCTGGTCCCACTCTTTGAGAAACGTCTACATCCTTCTTAATGGGAGTAAACATCTCAGTAACAGGTAATGTTGGAAATTTAGCAACATATTTCTCAGCACCAGAAATAGAATCACTAAGATTTAAATCAAGATTGAATGCAGTATCAGCAGTTTTCATTTGATCTGCTTGGAACATCTTATTAGAATCACCTTCAATTGCTGGAGGTTCTTCCGAACCTTCAACAACAGGTGTTGGTGTTTCTATAGGTTCAATTGTTTTCTCACCATATTGTGCAGGCACATTAGGATCAATAGATTCTTCTGCTGGTTTACCCAACATAGTTTCTTGTGGTTTTGCTGTTGTCTCTACTTGATCTGGTTGCGTATCTTCTTTTTGATTTTTGAAGAACATAGAAGAATCAATGTTTACAAGATTTAAATCTTTTGTAAACGATTCATTGACCATCTTTGTTGCCGCTTCATTGATCTTTTCACCAAAGATATTTTCAGTTGGCATTGCCAAAGAAGGACCACCCTTTGCATCAGGGTTTTCAATATTTAATGGTTCTGTTGGATTTCCTTGATAATTAAGACCCTGTTCAGAAGCAGTTTTGCCAGGATCTATTTGAGGAGGTTGCTCTTCTCCTTGTTCTTGTGTATTATTTTCTCCTCTTACAGCATCAGCAGCAGCATCAAAGTCAATTTGGTTAAGTCCTGGTATATATTGATTACCAGGAATTTTGTCTTTTATTTCACCAGCTTTATCAATAAGAAATCCTAAGAATTGTCTTATTGGTTGCATGAATATGCCAGTTAAAGCAATTGCACCAAGTAAAAGTCCAAATCTAGAAAATCTACCTCGCATTGCAGCAAGGGCAGACTTATAAATTGCAAGTGTTCCAGCAGTTATTGATAAATTCTTTATTACATTATCTCTAATTTCTTCTAACTTTTCCTTATTATTTTCACTGAGTGCTTTGATTGTCTCAACACCCTTGGTTAATAACCATCCACCAAGAAGTGATGCGAAGAATCCACCAAGACGCCCTAAAGTAAATTGTGCAGTATCAGCAAGTTTTTGAAGGGGAGCAAATGTTTTTGCCTGTATTTTTCTCTCAATCTGACTTTCTTTTCCTTCTCGCAGTTTTGCTTCTGCTAGTCTTCTTTCTAATTCTTGTTCCTGTGCTTCTTTCTGCCTTTCTAAAGATTGTGAATTTGCTAAGTTTTGACTAACAACTTGTAATGAAGCAGTCAAAGAATTCATCTGGTTAGCAAGACCTTGTATCTGATTTGATACTGCTCCTAACTGTAATGAATTCCTATTAATCAAACCAGTAGTAACAGGATCTGGTTGGGCAGGAGGTAACGCCCTGCCAGTAAAGGCAGCAGGGGATATTCTTCTGGATCTACCTATGAGTGGAGATACTTCAACCATTCTGTTGTGCTTTTAGGTTTTCTTCTTCAATATACTGTTGGAGGAAAGCAAGGTAAATTTCTTTCTCCCAAGGTATCATATTTTCTAGCTCTGTCAAGCTATATTTATGATGTTGCATCAAGGCAAAATTGACACGAAAGTATGACTCAAGATCAGTATGAGCCATACTCACGCGAAAAAACTTGCTAGACCCTCCAAAACAATTTCATTCTCAACCTCAGTGTTTGGATTCTTGACAGTAATTGTATGAGACAACTTAGGCATTGTAGAAAAGAAATTCTCAATCTCTTTAAATTGTTTCGAACTCAATTGTTCAACAAAGTCTTTCAATTCTTTTTTAGTGCAGTCCGACGCTGACCAAGACTCCTCTTCATTATAAACTTGCTCTATACACGAAGTAATAATTTCAAATGTACCATCAACGCCAACATTTTCAACAGAAAAATTATTCTTGATGAATTCTTGCATTGAAGGATATCTCATTCTGAGTGTGAGATTATCATCAAGACGAATATCCTTTGAATGACTTTCATCAATCTGAACTTGAATATCATCCAGACTAATTGTCATCGGAACTTTGGTTACACCATCGTCTGGACATGTAATCAGAACTTCCACTTCCTCGCCAACTGATTTACCACGAATGTTAAGGAAAAGATACTCAATATCAAAGGTAGAAAGTTCTTCTACTTTAATACCCCTAGTTATGATGCAACTTTTAATCACATCTTTAACCGCATTAGTAATCTGAGATGTGTCCTCAGACTCCATTGCAATGATTAAAATCTTCTCTTCTTTAACTAGAAATGGTCTATACTTAATCTTCTTTCCAGTTGAAGGAATTACCAACTCATAAGTTGGTGTAGAAATTTTTGGTAAAGGCATTACAATCCTTACAATTCAGTAAAATTATTTAGTGGAGTATCAGAATATTCTTTCCCCAACAAATGAACTAGAATATGCAGATCCGTTCAATACACCAAATGATCTACTTACATCAAAACCTGTTGAAGATCCAGGAGAGAATGCTGCTGTTGAATTAAAATTAGAAAGTTGATAATATCTTTCTGCCGCAGAATTTCCAGGAGCAGAAATTCCAGAATCTAGTTTGAAATTGCCATTAAATGTATCTGCGATTGGAATTCCATTAATAGTTCCACCAGCAGAATCCGATTGATTTCTAGGTCGCTCTTTATTGTTATCTCGTCCTGTGTAAACATCATAAGAATATGATCTACCAGAAATATATCTCTCATAACTAAACGATGCAGTTGCTTTCAGAATGTTAGATCCCTCATATGAAACTGGTGTTGAGTTTAATGATATTGGAAACAAACCATAGAATCTATATTCAATATACCTATTATAATCCCTTTCAAATTTGATAATTCTAGTTTCATTGCACTTGTACTCAATTGGATATCTCATTCTAAAATAGTATCCATCACGAAGTGGACTGACTCTATCACCAGCAGCATCAGTTGTACTTCCACTAGATATGAAATCCATCCAGTGCTCTAAAAATTTCAGAGATTTGTAAGAATTATCAACATAAAAATCTAAATCCATTTGCACAAATGTTCTAGTATGTGCAAACTTTTCTGCAACTCCCATATAGTTGCCAACAATATCAGTAGTAGCAAATCCACTTCCAGGTAAAGATGCTCTACTACACAATAAACCAATAGACTCAGCAATGTAACGAGAGTCCATACCCCTAATTCTTAAATGCTCTCTAAGACTAGCACCTAATCCACCAAACTCAATCAAATAATGAGAGGTTTGTGCCAGATTTGTAAGAGTTGGTTTGATTTGAGATATTTTTTTCGGGAATGGTCTAGGCACTCTAAATATCTTATATGTAATTGTTATAGTTATTTAGATGTCGTATAAGGGAAAATACAAACCATCAAATCCTCAAAAATACAAGGGAGACCCGACCAATATCATCTATCGTTCTTTATGGGAGAGAAAATTTGCCCGCTACTGTGATCTGAATGAAAATATATTAGAGTGGCAGTCGGAAGAGTTTTGTATTCCATATCGTTCCCCAATTGACAATAAAGTCCATAGATACTTTCCAGACTTCTTTATTAAGTATAGAGATTCTAATGGTAAAATCAAAAGTTCTCTGATTGAAGTTAAACCATTAAAACAATGCTCACCTCCACCTAAACCCAAGAGGCAGACTAAAAAATATCTTGGTGAGGCATATGAGTATGCCAAAAATCAGGCAAAGTGGCAAGCAGCAAAAGAATATTGTAAAGATCGTATGTGGGAATTCAAAGTCTTAACAGAAAAAGAACTCGGTATTAAGTAATGGCAGAAGCAAGAACCATTAAGAGTGGTGGTAAAGTTGGTAAAAAATATTATTATGTTTATGAAACTGGTGAAGTTACATCCAGCAGTGATCCGACTATTGCCGTAGGTTCTAATGTTTATGAGCAAGAAATACGTAAGGATCCAAGACCAGCAAAAGATAGACCAACAGACACTGACGAAAATCGAAATAGAATCCGTAGTGTAACAAATAGTCTGATTGGAATTAGAGATCCAGATGTTGTAATGGCACAACTATTACAGGTTTTGGAAAAGGCAGACGCACCAATACCAGGCAAATATTATGTTTATCGTTATCGTGCTATTACACCCAACATAAGATACGATAGAAACCCTGTGGTTCAAATGCGAATGCCCTTTGGAAACGGTTGGGTTGCACAAAACTACCATTGGTTGGGCAGAGGACAATCTGTAAGAAAATATCTTTCTAGTGAAGTTGTGTCTGATGGCATTTATGAAATCTATCCATCAGAACTTAGAGACGTTTTAACACTTCCCCTAGCAGATTTTGCTATGAGTAGCTAAATACCTAAAAACCTGTCTGTAATGGCAATAAGTCAAGAACAACTGGATGAAATTAGTTCTAATGCCTTTAAAATGGCATCGGAAGGGAAGACTTTAATTGACTTGGGAAAGTCTGCCCAGAATCCAACAAATGATCCTCAACAAACAAATGGTAAAGGTAAGGTTATAGACGATAAGATTTATAGGTATCCGTTGAGGATGATTGATTCTAAGACTGATCATTTGTTGATAAAAATATTCCAACAGCAGAGATCTTCTGAGCTTTTTGGTCTTCCAACAGGATCAAATATAGCAAAACTCCCTGCGTTAACACAATCGTCAGACTATTTTAATTCTGAACAAGGTCGAGATGCTCTATTGAAGCAAGGAATTGCTTATGTAACTTTGCCTATCCCACAGCAAATTAGTGATTCATTGACGGTTTCTTATGCTGAAGATACATTAAATCCACTTCAAGTTGCTGGATTAAATCTTGTAACAAATCTTACTAAGGGAAAAGTTGAAGAAACTGTCAAAACTTTGATTAATACAAAGAATCTTCCAGGAATAGATTCTGGCACAATAACTGCTGTTACTAATGCTTTGGCTGGAAACGCAATTAATCAGTTGGGTGCTAATGTAAATCCACAAGCATTGATTACAAGATCAACTGGTCAAATCTTACAGTCAAATCTTGAATTGCTATTCAGTGGTGTAACATTAAGAGCATTTCCATTCTCATTTGATTTCACTCCAAGAGATCCACAAGAAGGTGAAATGGTTAAACAGATTATTAGAATTCTGAAAGAATCAATGGCACCAAAGGGAGGAAAATCGGGAGCAAGAAACTCTCTCTTTATTGGATCTCCAAACCTTTTCCAACTTGAATATAAAACAGGAAATGCAGAACATCCATTCTTGAATAGATTTAAAGTTTGTGCTTTAACTGATTTGCAAGTGAACTATACTGCTTCTGGAACTTATGCAACATATGGTGACGGAACACCAGTTCATATTAATGTAGCAATGCAGTTTAAGGAAATCAACCCAATCTATGCAGAGGATTATCAAGACGAAACAGGAGGTGTAGGATTCTAATGTCTTATTTCAGAGAGCTACCAGATCTTGAATATCAATCAAATCTTTTACATAAGATCTCATCACAAGAATATGTAAGAGTTAAAAATCTTTTCCGTAGAGTTAAACTTCAAGACTACGTTCAAGATAACGTAACCTTATTTGATAAGTACACGATCTTAGAAGGTCAAAGACCAGATAATGTTGCAGAAGCATTCTATGGAGCATCAGACTTAGATTGGGTTGTAATCTTAACAGCAGAAATTACGAATATTAGAGATCAATGGCCACTGTCAAATTATGAGTTATACAAATATGTTGATGACAAATATGGAAATACTCTAAATGATATTCACCATTATGAAACTGTTACTGTCATTGATTCAAAGGGAAGACTGATTCTTCCTGGCGGTCAAATTGTAAATAAAGAGTTTACAATTTCTGCACCATATGATTCAACATTAACATCAAATTCTTATACTGCTGTCGGTGCTTATGAGAACACAAAATATGCAGGGACAGGTGACATTAATCCTGTAATTGGTGTCTCAAACTATGAATATGAAACTAAGAAAAACGAAGAGAAGAGACAGATATTCTTAATGAAACCAACATATCTACAACAATACTTAAATGAAATGAGAGAAATTATGAACTACAAAAAAAGTTCTCAATATGTGGATAGAAAACTAATCCGTACTGAGAACACTCGTTTAGTTGGACCATAAAAGTTCCAACTTCTTATCAAACATCATAACATATCGGTGTTTGCGGGAGCGGTCTTTCCATTCTCCCTCAGCACCTTTTACTTTACCTCGTGAATGCTTGGTGCCATCGGCATAGTAGAAATCTTTCTTTGCATCTGACAAACCGCAATACTTAAAGTTGCAAGCCCTATAAATTGTACCACTATGGCGATCACTATCAGCGTATGAGATAATTGCTTTGACTTCTGTTTCGCTTCTAAATCTTTTAATCGCCTTTGCAACGAACCAAGAAGTAATGTTGTACTCTTGTGACTGCGTATCTGGGTGGATGCAGAGTCTTGAAAGTTCGAAGAGTCCTTGTTGTTCATTTCTGCCAAGACCAAATGCTCCTTGCGCTACTTCTGGAACTGGAAGTCCAGTGAAGATAATCACTCCCTGAATTCCACCAATATTTAGAGGTGAGAATTCGTTTTTCTTATAGAGACCGTAATTATATCCTGACTTGAAACTTTTTGAAAAGTCTTTCAAATAATGAAACCGCAGAAGTAACTCTGCGGCTTCGGATTTACTTACACGGTCAATGTAGTAATCAGACTTCACTCTTCGGCAAGACGTGCGAAGTATGCGAGAGCATCATCTTCATCATCGTCAGAAGATGCAGCAGCAGAACTGCGAGTAGGTTGAAGAGAATTCAGTTCATCACGGAGATCATTAGTGAGATCATTAGATGAACCACGATTCTGCTCACGAAACTCTTGCTCTTCCATCACAGACTCTTCATCTTGGAAGCGAGGAGTACCCTTGTTACCCAGCACATAGTCCAGACGCTTTTTCAGTGCGTCATAGTCTTTGAACTGATCGGGAGCAGTGAACTCAGAGAGAGAAGATTGCTTCTTCCAGATTGCTTCCATAGCGTCATCATCTTCCAGGAGAGCGTCGGGGCGGGCAAACTCACTGGAGTCGTAGTTACGATAACCAGCAACGTTCTTCGCCTTCAACTTGAAGTTAGCACCTTGCCAGAAGTCAAACGGATCGATTGCTTCCTCATCTTCAAACTCAGGTTGCATAGCAGCAGTGAGTTTATCAAAGATCTTCTTACCATACTTGTACAGCATCACCTTACCCTCATTCTGGGGATTTGCAGGATCTTTCACAACATAGATATTGCTGATGTAAGTCAGTTTACGCTTCTGCTTACGGGCAGCATCTTTACCTGCGTCAGTGCCGTTGTTCCACAGCATAGAGTTGTATTCAGACACAGGATCTTTCTGACCCAGAGTGGTGAGAGAGTTCTCGATATACCAACCGCCAGGACCTTGGAAGGCGTGGGAGTACAGTTTCACGAATGGCAGATCTTCTCCATTCGGTGCAGGGAGGAAACGGATAACGGCATAACCATTGCCGCTCTTATCACATTCCAGTTTCCAGAAACGGTCATCGGAAGAACCGCTGCCGTTGTTATTCATTTTTTCGACTTCCTTGACCAGTTTTTGAGTCAGGGAGCCCAGTTTGGATTGCTTCTTAAGGTCTGCGAAAGACATTTAGATTACCTCGGATTTGTTGGATTGTTTGGATTTGCTTGGATAGTATAACAGGAAAACCGTCAGGCGTCAACGTATTTTTTAAGTGCCTCGATGGTTGCGTTCATACTACTGAATAGCATAGTCATATCGGTCTCGGGGGGAAATCCCATTAAAGAAACCGACTTACGAAGGTTCTCTTTCATTTCAACCGCTTGTGGATCGTCTGAAAGAGATAACCTAGTATACATCACTTTTTGTTTTTCTAGCAAGTCAGAAAGTATTTCAATGTGTTCCAGTTTGTCTTCTTTTGACATCATACCAAAATTAAAGAGAGATCCATAAATCTTCTCTTGTAGTTTATTGATTTCTTTTAATTCTTCCTGAATAATTTCAGAATCGAAAAAATCACTCATTTTCTGGAACTACTACTTCAGTTTCTTTTACTTCATTTGCCTCTTCAATTTGAGTCAAGACATCAATCGCACCATCAAGTTTGAGAAGAGTTGTGCGAGCAGAATCAATCTGCTTCATAATATCTTCACGCTGTTTAGTGAGATTTTCAAGTACAGTTTTGTTGTCAAGAGTCATTGTTCAATAATCTCCTTCAAAATTTTTTTAAATTGAAATACATCAATATTTAGAAAGGGTCCGTACTTCTTTAATTTAAGACTTACGGTTTCCCACACTGGATCGTCCAACTTTTTATCAAAGTTTTTTGAGAAATGGAATATTTTGTCGTATATTACGAAGTTTTCTAGAGACAATCTCCCGCTTAGATACTCTTTCAAAAGAACTGGGTGTCCTTTGGAACAGTCGAATAGATTCTTGAATTCGTTCTGACAGAACAATTCGTTGCTTTGTTCTTTGAACAAGTAAGTCGAACTCTGTCTCCTCTTTTTCCATTCGGCGTAAGTCCTTTCGCCAGAATTGATAATTTCTCCAATCCATAAGTTCTGTGGGTTGTCTGCGGCAGAAAAATTAGATACTAAAAAATCAATGACTTCTTCATCAGAATACTTGCGACTTGTTTTTTCGAACCAGTACTTATCCTTCCTCTTATTGAAAGAGGTTACACTAGCACGGGTCTTCGCACCGTATTTAAAGAAGTCGTATTTTGGATTTGTAAAGTGGTTTTTGAGCGAGAGGTAATGTTGGTAAGTTTCAAAGGGTGACATAATAAATTTCAAGAATTACTTTCCTCCGTATTTTTTGTATCTGCTACCTTCGGTAGAAGACCATCCCCTCTTTGTAAATTTGCCTGTAGATTTATTGAGTTCACCAGTTTTGCCTTTTAGTTTGGCAAGAACTCTTGTTGGTGATGGTGAATTGAGAGCACCTTTTTGAGTTGGTTTCATTGTTGCTGTTGATGTTGATGTTGATCTCATAGATGGAATTCTTCCCCCGCCGCCACCATAAGTTCTTGCAATACTAGCAACTGTTGAAGCATAGTTGGGGTCAGTTGCATAAGCACCATGACTTATTTCATTAGATCCAGGAATTCTAGCACCACCAGGAATTTGAAGTCTTCTGGCAGCATCCTCAACACTCTCTGCATCTCTAGTTTTATAACTCCATGTTTTCATTCTATCACGAATAGAAGCATCTAAACTATCATAATTTTTGAAAGGTTCATTCATCATTACACTACGACCATTAATGACTTCTCTTGTTCTCATTCTAGTGGTGTTATCACGACTAGTTCCTTTTTGTCCAAAATAGTTATTAGCACCACTTGGATATTTTCCATATCCAGTTTCCAGAGATGCTTGAGCAGCAATAGTATCAGCTTCTATAGGGGAAGCACCAGCAGATAATGCCCCCTGTTTAATTCTATTATAAAATTGCTGATTTCTATCTTCTTGCAAGTTGTGATAGAACTCTGAAAAAGTTTTCATTTATCCTGAACCAATATAATAATATTTATTATAGAGGTAGTTTAGCTCTTGAAGTTCTTTTCATAAAATTGAGTCTTGTAGCGTCCCACTTCAGTTTTTCTTTCAATGGTTTAGATACAAGTTTCGTGACAGATTCTACTTCAAGTTCGTTGATTTCACAATAGTGGCAGATAGCATCAATATAATTGAATTTTTCTTCTGCGACAATCTTTTCAATTTCTAGTGCAAATTTTGATGGCGTAAGAAATTTACTTTCTATTGCTTTTTCTAATTCTTTATTGGGTTCCATAGAGTTCCAGTTTATCTCTAACAAACTTTCTAATGTATTTGCCGAGTAGTTTGATGTACTTTGATTTGTCTCGTTCTTCATAGACGACGCATTCTCCATTTTCACAAGCCATGATGATTACAAGTTTTTTGACTGAGATGCCAGTCAGTTCATACAGCATACAACCATATGCCATGCACTGTACAAAGTAGTGGTCAATCCACTCTCTAGGTTTTGGTTTTTTTGATGTCTTGAAATCGATTATAGCTAACTCGCCGTCATATTCAGCGATACAATCAACAGTCCCTGCTACACCTAGTTGTTTACTATACAGAGACCCTTCAAGGGCGTAAATATTATTTATACGATTTAAATCTGTCTTTGAAATTTTGAAAAGAAAGTCAGAGATTGGTTGAACTTTGGGAAGATCTTCATTTTTGAGATGATGTTCTACGAGAGTGTGCATATCGGTTCCACGACTTGTTGCCGCTTTTGTAATCCGATCTGCTTCTTCATTACCAACTTTTTTTCGCCACTTTACAAAAATCTCCTTATTAAAATGACTGGTCACCGATGTAATGGAGACCAGTCGTAGGAGTTCTTCTTCATCTGGAACTTTGTAATATCGTACACCATCAATGGTTTCACGGTCCAGACTAGGAAGATCAACATTTACATGATTAAACATTAAAAACCTGCTTCCATTTTTGCGATGATGTATTCTTTGACAAGTCCAGAGCGAACAATATCATCAACACCAAACTCAATTATATCAAATGATTCCATTTTACGCAAGACATTCATAAAATCATGAATACCATTTTTTTCATTTGCTTTCTGTAAGTCAGACTGTGAAGAGTCCCCACAGAAACAAATTTTGGTGTTTTCCCCGACACGAGTAATAATAGAATCTAGTTCATGGAAGTTTAGATTCTGATACTCATCCACAATAACAATAGCATTGTCAAGAGTAGTTCCACGCAAGAATGAAGTGGACCAGAACTTAATAGATTCTTGAGATTTAAGGTTACCATACAGCATTTCAAAGTCAGCGTCAGAAGGCATTTGGAACATATACTTCACCATATTCTTATAAGGAATCTGGTAAATATCTGCCTTATCTTCATGTGAACCAGGCAAGAATCCAATCTCTCTGGTTGCTACAAGGGAGCGTACAAGGTAGATACGCTCATAAGGTGTATTCTCACTCAAAACATCACGAAGTGCATTATAAAGAGTAATAAAGGTCTTACCAGTACCTGCACAACCATAAGCAACGATGTGTTTACCTTCATCATATGAATTAAAAAGGCGTTTTTGATTTTCTGTCAGCGGTTCAATATCAATCAGGTATTCCTGACTGAGTGGTTTTTTTCGCTTCATCTGCTTTGCCGTGAGTCCAACCCCGATAGGTTGCTCTGCAGATGCTCTCTTTCTTCTTGCCATAGGTTACTCAGATTTTTTTAACTCTTGATCCTGGTGCTTTTGATGCTTTTTGAAGAACGTCATTCCATCCAGGATTTTTAGCGACGAGTTTATCTCGCCACTCTCCTACTTCCCCAGGTTGAGGACAAGTTGATGGATCTGACCAATCCCGTTGCCAATCAGGATTGTCTTCTTTCCATTGATCCCACTCGTGAACACTTAATGTCACCTCTTTTTGTTCACCAGTTTCTTTATGAATAACAGGGTATGTTGCCAAAATCTCACCTCCTAAATGATATGAACTTATTTAGACCCACTCCAGTGCTTCTGCCACTGTTGGGAACTGCTCTGCAAAGATAGTCTTACACTGCTCTGCAATCTCCATATGCTCCTTCTGGGTGCCGTTAGCAGAACGCAGTTGAATGTAGTGAATCCAGGAACGGCAAGATCCCGACATGTACAAGCGAGTCGGAGTTGCCAGAGGAAGCACAAAGCGAGCACACTCTTTCGCCACGCCCATATCAAGCATTGATTGGTAAAGCACCATTGCTTCATCAAAGTGCTTCCTCATTTTGATCTCGAACTCCTGCTTAACGAAAGGATCAATGTCGTCAATAGAATTTTGACGATTCTTGGTGTCCTGACGGCGAAGTTCTGGGAGCGGGATCGTCTCCGAGAGTAGGGAAGAATCAGCATAGCGTTGCGAAAACTCTTGATATGTGAAACTACGGTGACGCAAAATCTGAGCTGCCAGACCACGAGTAGTCTCAATCTCCAGAGTCATAAAACTCTGTTCAAACACAGACCAGTGGTTGTGCTTGATACAATAACCCAATAACTTGGCATAGTTGGGGTTTTCCTGATTATTTGGGTTCGACACTCTGGCAACATATGCCATTGTCTGCTCCGCATCAGGAGTTACACTAACCAGTTTTACGCTCATTGACCAAATCCTTTCGATACTTTTTTCTCTAGTTCTGCGAGTTCTTCTTCTAACACTCGCAGTTGTTGTTTCATTTCAATAATCTTTTCAGTACTATAAAGATGCTCCTGTTTAATCAGTCTACGAAGCAACTTCATATACTTTCTTGCTCTATCAGTCGGGATACCCATCGTCGTCCTCAAAGATTTCATCGTAATCGTGCAAACTCTGCCTCACCTCATCATAGTTCATATAACTTTGAGTATCAGAGTATACTTCTGCTTTGAGAGAATCTACTAGAAGTTCAAGATTACGAACGATTAGTTTTAGTTTGTCTCGTTCCATAAGAGATAGTTCTCACTGGACGTATTTTAGCATAAAAAAAGAGGGGTGTGAACCCCGCTCTATTCGTTTACAAGTAACTCACTTATTATAAGTATGACCACGATAGCAGAAGGTGCCGTGGGTTTCCCCTTCACCTTGCTTGCACTCATACTGAACACCACGATAGGATGTCATATGAATTTGTGCGTCGTGAAGTGCAGATGCTTTTTCAATCTGCTTTTTGATCATGTTAAGTGTGTTCATGGTTGTCTCCTGAAATACTAAGGTTAATTAAAACCCGTTCCTTCAGTCGTTTGCGTCCCAATAGCAGTGAGGAACAGATTCCTTTACGGTCTCTACCAATTCTACTACCACTGCTGGCGGTAGATCTCGGTTTTTACTGATCTTTATCATTAAAGATTCAGCATCCTGACATGAAATTGTAGAATACAATAGTAGTTCTAACATGGGATGAACGCTCCGTTCCGCGACTTACTTGCGTCAGAGTTTCCTCTGATGAACGTACAGGTATTATATACCTTATGTGGATATTTAGCAACTATAAACTGTATAATTTGATACAAAACCTTACAGGTCAAAAAAATGCTGAGAAAATTTCCCAGCATTTATCAAATCACTTTTTCTTTTTGGTTTGAGGTGGTTTTGCTCCCCAGAGTTTGGGATTATGCCTGCCCATACCATACTCAATGCTTTTGAGTCCGTCACGAAATTTATCCCAGTACATATCAAAGATATTAACTGCTTTCTGACTACGAGTTAGATCATAACGAAGTTCACCATCAACTTCATACTTAACAATCCTAGCATCATTGGGGCATTCTTTTGTGGTCACTTGATCCCAAGTACCATTTTCAATCATAATCTCCACACCATATTTTTGTTTGGAGTTTTCTTTTTCGGATGCTGACCAGGAATACATAGGATTATTCTCTACTGATGTCTGTGTAGACATCTCTGCGACGTTTTTTGTCATAATGTAAAAGTTTTAAATTAAGAACGACCACCCCAAATGATATCTGGGAATGCCTGAGATACATTCTCCTTGGAAATTTTATACTTAGTTTCAAGTTTCTTATCCTTTACAAGGCAGAGAATTTCTGCTTCAAGTGGATGAAGACCTTGAAGTATATTGATAAACATAGTCTCTCTACGAAGAGAACTCAACCTATCGTTACCACCTCTTACAAAGTTATAAAATTTTTGATATTCTTTGCGAAGACTAGAACGTCCTTGATCTTGTGATCCAAGGGACTTGGTTCCAAGTTCTCCCATTTTTTCAACTGCATCAGCAATTTTCTCACTCAGTGTTCCCTTAAAAGAATCTTGCTCATCAACAGCAGCATAAGGAACATCACCAGGAGGTAAAGCAGAAATTACACTCTCATCAAAGTTCCAAATAAACAATGATTTGAGACAAGGATGAGAAAACTTTTGAAGTGCTTCTGCTTTTTTAGCATTGCTTCTCTGCTTAGAGGCAATTTCAAAAACTTCAAACACAAAAGGATTTGTGGGGAGATCTGGAATTGCCTGAGTGGTTGTTTTTGCTCTTGGTTTTGACGCCGTTGTCTTTCTAGTCGTCGTTTTCTTCGTTGTCGTCATAATAGTTTTCAAAATTAAATGCGATCACCTCATCTGGGATCAAGTTTCCTTGTCCATCAAACATTTCGGGGTGAGGTCTTGGAATTTCCCGATAGTTCATCATATATTCTCTAGCAACCCATCCACCAATAAGTCCCACGATCAGAAATAATACTGTTAGGAATGAACCGAATACTAAACCTGCTGCTAACATTTTTCTTACCTAGGGAAACTACTTTTTCTTTCTCATTTTTAGAGAAAATTCAAAATAGATAGTTACTTCCCTTTTTAAGAAGCAAACCATCTTTTCAAAAATAATGTGAAATGGTTTTGATTGCTTCTTTCCTCCATTAAGAATAAGTTCAACACCACGATTTACATCGCGGATCTTAGATTTATTTATGTGTTGATTAGATAACTTTTTCTTCTCTGAGAAACTGAATGGTGTCAACGCATCCTCCTATCTTTTTATCATCACATAAAACTTGTGGGAATGTAGAACCCTCCCCAAATGTATCATAAAACTCTTGCCGTGTAAAGTCTCTGTCAAGTTTATACTCAACAAATTTCTTACCAGTCATTTCCAAGACTGTCATTACCTTAGTGCAATAAGGACATCCTGTTTTTGAATATACTAAAAATTTCATAGAAAATAGTTAGATAGAAATTATCATAAAACAAATCTACTTATAAGTCAAGGCTTGACATACCTCTGAATTACAAGTAGACTAGGTTTGTTGCTTTTAAAGATGGGATTTAGCTTTAACCAGAGACTTCCATAAGAGTCATAGTAGAAGTTCCTTCACTTACCTGAGCAGTATAGTTTGCATTGTTATTATCATTAATTCGTGCTTCAATGTGATATGTGACTGCACTAGTTGTATTTGGAGAATCTAATGTTTGTAATATTACAGAAGCAACGTCGGAAGCATCTCCAGAAATAGCACCTCTTCCACCTATTGCTTGTTTACATTCAAAAATTTCAGTGGATCCACGAACAATTCTTATATTAGCCCAACGGTTAGATGCTGTAGTTCTATAAACGTGCCCTTGTTGTGATACTATTATAAGAATTTTACTATCACTTCTTGTTGGAGTGATTGTTCCAGTTAATCCAGTATCGGTATAATCAGTGTTTGCACTAATTGCAGTTGATACTGAATAGTTTGATTGTACAATCTGAATAATACCACCACTCGCACCAGCAGGCAGTCCGTCTCTTGGAATAATTCTATTTGTTCTTAATTCTGACATTATCCTGATATCTCCATAACTGTTATAGATGTTGCATTACCGCCTGCGTATACTCTACTATTATCAGGGCTGGAAGCAGTTGTATAACTATTACTACTCCTATTAACATAAAGCGTGTTATGGTTATTATCATCATAATGAAAATACTCAATTGCAAATCTCATTATTGTACCTGATGCAACGGAAGATGAATAAAGAAAATTTCCACTCAAAGGCATTTTATGAAAAGCATCATTTCCAGCAGCGCCAGCATCAAATCTACTAAAAAAGAATTTAACATTGTTTGGATATGTATTATTTCCACCAGATCCTATCCTAGACCAAGATGTTCCTCCAGCTGGATCCACAACAATTCCAAATCCAGAGATACAGTCACCATAAACAGCATCATTGCTTGCAGAAATATTACCGGAAAATATTACTAAAAATTTAGAGTTTGTTCCTATTGATGTTATATTTACATAAGACTCTGATGGAATAACACTAAATCCACTAGTCAAGGATTGTCCAGTTCCATCAGCACTTCCATATACTAGTTCAGTATTAAAGTTTGTGGATTTTACCTGTATAATACCACCCCCACCACCAGTAGGGACACCATTAACAGGAATAATTCTATCTACTCTTAATTCAGAAGCCATTTATCAAGCAGGTTCGGTGGGCCAAGTAACAGAAGAAAGGTCAAGGTCTCCCATCTCATTCAGCGTAGGAGTCGCCGTAGAAGGAAGGTCACGAAGTGCCTGACGGTATGCCTTGAAGTCGGCAGAAAGGTTTGTACCAGTCTCCTTTGCCTTTACAACTTTCCAGTCAGTTGCTGCGAGTCTCTTGTCTCTCTCAATACGTAGAAGTCTTACTGGTTCTTCTGCTTCCAGTTCGGCAATCTTTGCGGTAATTTCTTCTTCGGTTGGTTTCTCGTATCCGTTTCCTCTAATCCACTCCAAACCAGAATACTCACCACCACGCAGAACCCATTCTGCTCCTGGTGTGAGTTTTTGTAGTGCTGATGGAATATCGTATTTCATAGTAATATGTTATATGTGTTTATTTATCCTAAAAAGTAACCGACAAATGATGTTTCTTTGATGACGCCACCATATATGCTTTGAGTTGCAGTATCTCCACTTCTAGATTGATATCCATAAATTTCTACATATTCACTCACATCAAGATGTACAATATCCATAAAATCTATACCATTTGGATTATCATTCCCTCCACTTCCTAATGGTCCAGAAAACCTTTTGTATTCGGATCCATTTTTATAGATAAATGCTTCCGCCTGATACACACTGTAAATGTATAAGTGCCCCATAAAAAGATATTTTCCAGCAACTGGTGCTGTAAATCTAAAATTTGTTGTACTATCAAAGTTTCCACCAACATCAAAAACTTCTACATTCCATTGAACTTTTGTTCTGGAATTATGTGCTATATCTTGATTACCAGAACGATAAACAGAAAATGCTGGGTGTGAAGATTTTATTAAATTTCCACTTGTGAAAATATTATTGTTTCCTATGCCAGAAAAAGAAGCACCACCTGCGAAGTTAAGAGTTCCCATATTACCTCCTTATACGATAACCCAAGTACCGTCAAGCGTCATAGTAGAACCAAGAGTGACTGGTCCAGCATTTAACGCATTGATACTTGCTGAAATATAATAACCATTTGGGTTATCCAATGTTGGATTAAATGCTAAGAACCCATCACCGATATACATTCCAACAAAAGAATTACCAACTCCTGTGAGAGTACTACTGCTAGTACTATTGGTATGAACGCCAACATTTCCAGTGAAGTTGGCACTACCCCCTTTGATATTAACCGAGTCGGCAGTTAGATCTTTAACCGTAGTCTGCTGAGCAGTTACAGTTATAGTCTGACCACCACCTACTGGTTGTATTTGGTTGACGTTCAGAATACTCATAGGAGTTTTTTTAGGTATTTATGGTGTTGCTTCAGCGTCAGCAACTAACTTCTGTCTCCACGCTTCTTTGACTGCATCTGTCCAGGCAGCAGTGCAGATTGCTTGCACGTCCGCATCTTCACCAGAAAGGTCAGTATCTACCAGAACATTACCTTCTCCAAGAGTACCAGGATGAAGAACGTGACGGTGGAATGAACGGGTGACTTCTACACCATCTCTTTCAATCACAGTCGCACAGCGAACTTGGACTGCTTTGTATTGTCCGACAACTTCAATCTTGTCGTTTTCGCATCTTTCAGTAAGTGCCATTAGGATAATCCTCCGAACTAAACAGGTTTAGGCGTAGGTATTTATTATGCTGCTCTGTAAGTCATTTGAATACGAAAACTTGAAGTATCCCCATTAATATCTTTATGTTTCAAGGCAGCATAATTACTGTCTCCAACAGAATTTTGAAAATAAAATCTTAAACTATTACCATTCGCCATAAAGAGAGCCAAATCTCCTCCAATACCGTCAGTATCATTAATATATCTGTACATCACACTGCCAACATTAGCATCTGTATTTTCGCCAGCATAAGGTAATGATTGAATTTGAACCACAGCATCGGACGTAATATTAGACCAACCATCAATGTAAACATTTAAATGAACAATATTTCCAATTTTAGTATACTTAGCACTAGTATAGTCAATAGTTCCAGTTTCTGAAGTAGGGGTCCAAGTCCCTTCCTCGTAATCATCCAGGAGTTCAGAAGTTTTTCCAGTGGCGTCAGCAGTCGCAGAGAAGTCAATACCAGTTCCTGATGTTGAGAATACTAGGTTTCCGTTGGTAAGATAAAGAGAATGACCAGATCCAACAACAGTATTGCCAAGATTATTAACCATTAATGATGATGCAGGTGCTCCACCATCAACGTGGAATCCATTATTGACACCAGCAGAAATATTTGTAAATGAAGCAGTTCCTCCTTGAACATTTCCCGTAATGTGAGCAGAACCATTTACTACCACATCGGTACTGGCACCACCAACAACTATATTTCCACCAGCAGTGCCAATACCAATATTCACACCAATAGTTGGTAGTATTTGATCTACACGAAGTTGACTAGCCATTATGGTTTTTTAGGTATTTATGATACTTGACAAGAGTCTCTATTATGAGTAGAATACCTTTGTTAGGGTTGAAGAGAGGGGCTAATCTTTATTACTTGGCATTTGCAGTCTGGAATGGAGACTCTGCGAAAGCAGCGAAGATGTAAGTAGCCCCATTATTATTTCCACCATACCCCGATGCTTGCCTTACTTTAAATCCATTAGAAAGAAAATCAATATCATGAGCATTAAAAGTTTCTACATCTGATGTATTAGAGAATAAAACACCAGTAATTGGATTTGTGGGTTTTCTTGAATTATCAAAAATATACCAATTAGTAGCAACAGTTGATGATTTAATCATTACTAGTGCCGGTTTAAATCCACAATACACAAAAGGACCATCAGTACTTGCATTACCCACATAACTTCCGAACTTACTGAAGCCTTCTATTTCTGCCCAACAGTATGCGATATAAGTTCCATTAAGGACATTTCTATCAGTTCCTAATGTAATAACAGAAGAGTTTGGGTCTGTATCATTCCAAAATGTAGTACTGCTCTGAATACTATTTGTGAGATTCAGATACAATGCTTGATTATTTGTTAGTGATGATGTCCAAACATTCCATTGTGAAGCACTGTCTCTTCTCTTTACAATAATAAATCCTGGAGTTTTTCCGAGTCCGTGACCGAAAGTGGCACCTGCGTTTCCATCACCAGTATAAGACACAATACTAAACCCAGCAGTCTGATTCGCACTCACCACAGATTGAATTGAACCATCTGTGTTTGTTGATGTGGTGCCTGCTCCTGCTCTCCAACACCAAGCTACATAAGTTCTTCCACTTCCATTAGTTCCAACACTAGTGTATCCAGAACCCAGTGAGAACCCATCATCATCAAAACTAGTAAGATTAACTGTATCAGTATATTCAGCATCAGGACTGTTTGTTTTTATCTGTAAAGCAGGTCCTCTTACACTATCAAATAATACATGGCTTCCACCTTCACTTCTAACTTTTATCCAAACTAAATCTGGTTTAAATCCGAGACCTTGAATGCTTCTTGGAGTCTGACTTCCAGTATAAAGCACACCCTTAAAATACTCACCAGGATTCTTAATCGCAGGAGTTGGTAAGTTGTCCTCACACAATGCTAGAAAACCACTTGGAGGTTGATACTTAAAGAGTCCTTTGCCGTTGGAGTCTGTGTAGGTTCCTGCTGTGGTGTTTCCAGAGAATGTTGGATTTTGACCGAAGTTAAAACTGCCTGCTGGACCACCACTTCCATACCCCTCAACAAGAGGAACTAAAACACTATTAGTAAGACCACTAAAAATATTAGATGCCATTGGATTTGTCCCAGCAACAGGGTCACCAGAATTTTGCCATACTCCATTTTTACTTGCAAATATTCTTCCATTATCCACATCTAATGCGATACCAACAGTATCACCGATGGTCCAACTGTCTCCATATGCAGTATTTGGTGGATAATAAGTTCCACTATTCCTGTAACTAAAATACCCACTGACTGTAATATCATACGAAGTTGCTGCCCAACCAACAGCACCTGCTCTTGAACCACCTACGTTGCTTGGATTGAATTCAAAATACCATTTACCTCCCACTGATGAAGATATTCCTATAGTTCCTTGCGAAAACTTACCTGCTCCGCCAGCAACGGTAAGATTTCCGTTTGTTAAAGTATCTGGAGATGGTATTAAAGGATTTAAAGTCGCAAAGTTATTCGCAGTACAATCAGGCACTGCTCTCCAACTCTCAAAACCCACTGGTGTATAAGGTTTAGGAACATCAAAACCACCTTTGTATTTTGCTACACCTTTGTAGAAACGGAAGTCTTGTATATCACCATTAAAACCATATCCAACACCACCATAAGCATTAGAACCAATTTGTGCAATCCTAAACGGATTACTATCACCAATAGAAGAAGTGTATGTTTGAGTATAAACTGCAACCCCATTCATATAAGTTGTCAGTTGTCCATTATATCTTTCTAAACAAAAATGATTCCATTGTTCACCAACTAAATTTCCATATGAACTACCACTACCTCCAGTAAGACTCACGCCACCACCCATCATATAAATTTGATTTGATGCTGATGTGCCGTTGATATAAACATCCCAATTTCCAGCACTATTTGCATCCTGCCCAAAAATTCTGGCATTTGTTGTTTGAGTTGAATCTGGATTTAACCACATCTCTATAGTAAAATCTCCAGTCCCAACATTAAAATCACCAGAAGTTCCTGGAAATTCTAGATAATCATTGTTAGAACTGCTAGTATATGCACTTCCATAGTATCCACCAAGTTCATAACCTACACCAGAACTACCAGATAATGTGGGTGTTTTATTACTTCCACTACCTTTGATGTCGGCAGAGTAGTCTCTTACTGGAATTGCTTCTTTAAGAGAGATATTATCAAAATATACTTCTCCAGAATTATTTCTTGAATGGAAAGTAATATCAAGAGTTGTTGCCGTTGCCTCAAATTCAAAATCAAATTTATATTCAGTTCCTGGTTCTATACCAAAAACATCTTGAGAATATTTTCCAGTAGTTCCTAGTCTGCAAAGATAACCTAAACGACTAGTTTCAAATGAGAAATAATATCTAGTTCCAATAGTCAGTCCAGTAACTTGTTGATGTAAATCTGCATAGTTTGCTGAAGTTCCATCCTGACCACCAAGTACAAGTGTACCGTCTCTCCAGGTTATTGTGCCAGTGCCATACTGAACGCTATTCCAACTGCTAATATCAGTATCAAATGTTCCGTTCGTAACGAGTTCTGTATTAGTGTTTTCTAGTGCAATACCAGGAACCGCAAGAACTAGGTTAGCAGCATAAGGGTCTGTTCTCAACTGACTTACATAAGCATCGGTAGTTTCAGGAGCACCGTTGCGTGGTTGTGGATTATTTTCACCTTTTAATGTAATGATGCTGTTAGGTTCGCAATGGAAATCTGCTCCCATATTTGATGCATCATTGATGGGAAGATAGAAACCATTGACACCAAATCCACCTTCGGCATTAATTGCTGCTTTAATTGATGATGGTTTCTTTGGAACCCACTGTCCTCTTTTAAAACTAGTTGCTTCTGCAGAACCAGCAGAGATGTATCCAGCACCATCTTTATGATATCCAAACACATCTGGTGTGAGTGCTTGACCGTCTACGAAAAAGACATCAAACATTTCGCTTTCAGTAGCAAAAGTAGTTGCTCCATCAAATAGTCTTCCAACTCCATGCATTGTTAAACTATTAACCCAAGTATTATAATTTTGAGTAACAGTGTATGATTGAAAACTAGTAAGGTTTATGCCATTAACATACATTTTTACTCTATTTTCACTAGTTTCTTTAGTAGTATCTACAGAAACTACAATATTCAACCAAGAAGATGCATCTCTCCTTGCTTCCGAAGTTTGCACTTGAAGTTGAGTTGATGAAACAATATCTAATAAACCAACACCACGAGTTGAATTTAAGTGTATACCTCCCCAATTACTTGCTAAACTTCCTGCAGAAAAAATAAAACTGTCACTGGAAATTTGATTTCTTTTTACCCAACCTGCCCAAGTAAAAACCTTTCTATTGCCACTACTTGTAGGAGTTCTCTTTAAATATTCGTTTGCCATTTTTTATTACCTTAACCAAAAATACCTGAACCTTCTGGAAAGTATTCTGAAACTATTTCAATCCAGTTACTTCCATTATATACTTCAAGAGAACCAGAAGTATCATTCCACCTCATATAACCACTATCTGGTGATGCTGGTCTTTGTACCGTAGTGCCTTTTGGTAGTGCAAAAGCATCAGTTGCCTGTGAGGCATCTAGACAGACCTTAGGGGAGTCTGTTCTAATTCCTAATGAACTACCAGCACCAGTTAAATTGATTCCTGTTCTGGCAGTAATAACCCCAATAGAATCTACATTGGTTACATCATCATAAGTGACCGTACCAGCAACACCAATGCTACCAGAAAACTGTACGTTATTTGCATAGATTGCAAGAGTGGAACCCTGCGAGGATACACTGGCAATTCCTGCAATACTATTGGGATTAATGACTGTCATTTATGAGTTTCCTCCGTTCAAGTATTTATTAAACAACTACATAATGTCCATCAACAGTCAGAACACCAGCGATATTAACAGGTCCTGCCATCAGACCATTGAATGCTGTTCCAATATAATGATTTCCATTTAGAGTATTATCCATTAACATCATTCCGTTAGAAACATATACTCCTTGGAAAGAATTTCCAATACCAGTGATTGCATCACCAATATCAGTCGTATTAATACCAGCAGACTTCGTTGTGTGAACTCCAACAGAGTTGGAACCCCAAGTTCCTCCTGCACCAACAGCAGAAATTTGAATATCAACTGTATTACCATTAAGTAATATGCTGTTACCTAAACCAACAAAGTTTAAAGTTCTTACAGTTCCAATAGCAACACCACCGGACTGAATAGCAACAACTGGATCAGTATCTGTGATGACAACATTACCAGTTCTTCCGTAGAATCCAGTGACCTCACTAGTAGTTGCACCCGCAAATCCAATATGTCTGACTTGAATATTAGAATTATTTGGAGGAGCAGCAGTAAATCCTAATACGTTAGAACTTAGATCATACGCTCTTATATTTTGATTATCTGATGGATATTGAACAACACCATCAATAGTTACAAGAATATTTTGACTGTTGACAGGAATTTTGGATAGTGTGAAGTCTGTTGTAGTTCCGTCACCAGTAAAACTGTCAACATCATTATCGGCAATATCAAATGTTGGGAAGTTATTTGCTACAAGATTTCCCCAGAATATATCAGTTGATGTTGGTGCAACAGAAAATACAATGACAGAACCTAAATCAATACCAAATCCATTTGCAGGAGTTGTTGTGTCCTGTGGTTGCTGAATCACACCATTGATAGACAATTGCAGTTGTGCTGCTCTTGTCATCTGTGCCTTGGTGCCACCATTATATGATGCAGTAAATCTAGTGTTTACCCCATCAAATGCAACATTCAGTGTATGTGAGGTACCGACACCAAGACCACTGATTGGTACTGCAATGTTATTAACTGCATCAGACGCTGATGCTGCAAGTTTAATGGTATTCTTATCATTTTTTATGACATAATAAACACCATTGGAAAGTCCACCAATCGCTGTCCCACCACCGTCATTGTAGGTCACTCGCTGACCTTGAATGAAACGATTGTCGTTATATGTAATCGTATCATCAGCAACAGATACAACAGATGTTGATGAACCATCAAACGTCAGAGTGTATGACGTGATGTCATCTAATATCCTAAAAGAATTATTTTCACCTGTTGCTGGTTGATTGCCGAGATATGACATTATAGGGGTTTTTAGTTATTTATCAGGAACCAGCTGCTGTTGAAATACCAGCGTTTCTTTGAGCAACAGTTTGAATTACACCCTCAGCATATGCAGCATCTACCATTGCTGCTTTACCAACAGCAGTAATGGGTTCATTACGATCTAACTTATATGTTGTATAGATGGAGCAAATTTTATCAATCGCAGTATTTGCTCTAACTTCGGCAGCATTAGTAATCCAAGTATCAACATCAACAGCAACGTACTCCATTGCCTTGCGTTGTGCTTCTGTTAAAGTGATAGTATAATCCATAGTAATTTTTTTAGGTATTTATTAACGATTAGTATTAATAGGTGCGAATATGAAATTATAAGAACTCCATCCAGAATCATCCCAACTCACAATACTGGTGTTTGTCGAGAGTTCCAATTCAATATAATCATTGGCAGCAACTTCAATTGTTGCAGTTCCAATAATCGAGTCCCAAAAACCACTTGTAGATGTTATCAAAGCATTTCTATTTGCATTACTACCATTTAATTTAACTTTGATATGTTCATAATGTGCTGACGTAGTTGCATTACCAGTTTTAATGTCTTGATGATAATTTAAATGAACTACACCAGCGACTGAAAAAGTAATCCTACTTGGATTTGTTACTGTAGAGTGGACGATAACAGAATCATTAGTATTTTGAATTGGTGTGAAATCTAAATCACCACCATTTAGGGCTACAAGACCAGTATCTGCGGTATTTCCATTAGTTGTTCTAAATGATGCCATCTCAATATATTGGGAATCGGTGCCACGCATTGTCACGTCACCATTGTTCCTGACCATTACGGCACCAGCAACACTAGTTACATCACTACCAATTGCAGTCTGTTGTGCTGGTGCGGTTACAATTTGTGCCCCATTTCCCCACATTTCAAGTGCAACTCTTCCACTACTGAAGTTGCCAAAACTTGATACGTATCCACTAGAACCAGTTTTGGGACGCATTCCATAACTAAGGATTGTTGCACCATTGGAATAATGAGATCCGAGAATATTCAGTACATCCCCTGCCTCACTATAATGTCCTTCAATAATAGTAGTACCATTAGTTGCCTGGTCCGTTCCTGCTCGGATTTTACCACTGTAAACTTCAAGTTTTGTCGCTGGATTGGTGGTCCCGATGCCGACATTGCCACTTGAATCTATTCTAACTCTCTCACTACCATTCGTTAATGCGGTAATGGTATTCGTAGATCCACTTATCGTCGCACCAGTCGCTAATGTTACATCACCTGTTACATTGCCAGTTATATTACCACTAAAAGTCGTAGCAGTTACAATGCCAAGATTATCTACGTTTCCGCTATCATCAGACGCAACGACTTTTGTTCCACTAGTAGGCAGTTCAAGCGTATTATTTCCTGCATTCTGTCCAGCAGAAATTTCTACATATCCACTATTCTCGCCTGTCAGTTTAATCTTGGACATCTTATATAATACTTTTTAGATATTTAGGTTTACGATTCCCTACTTGCTTCTAAATCTGCCAATGCCAGCCTCTTTCTTTCTTCAAGAACTTCGGGTTCCATCACTTGCTTTGGATACTTATCTTTGACTGCTTGGACGGTTGCCTTCCAGGCATCTACACCTTCGTGATAGATTTGGTCAAACTGGTCAGCATAAGAAGGGTATTCAGCAGCACGTTGTCTCTGATACTCGTTGACTTCTTCTTGATATTCTAGTTCGGCAACCTTCTGGACGATTTCTTCTTCGGTTGGTAAAATTATATCATCAGAAACTTCGGTCAACCACTTATGATTTTGTCCTTTGACTACCCACCCAACTCCATCGGGTGCTAATTGTTTTAATGCTTTACTGTAATAATTCATTGTAGGAACTCCATAACATATGCTTTTGGTGAATAATAACGGTCATCTCTTATAAGAAGAGTGTTACCACTGTCAGTACCAATAGTCATACATATACTTACAAAATTACTTGAATGGTGAATAAAACCACTGCGATTTCTAGCTATGTAGTGATTATCACCAGAGGTCACTCCACTTGAAGCATTTGCACCCACAACATATCCAGAAATAACGCCAACCGCTTTTTGTGATTCCACTAAACTATTATCAGAAGAATTTGCTTGAGCATCAGCACCACCATTAGTAATAATGGTATCAACGGTATACGCATTTTCTTGTGTGTGGTCAAAAAGTATGTTTTCTCTCCAATATCCTTCTGGATCTCCAATACTAAATTGAAATTCAACATACAAAATACTATTTGGATCTCTCTTATAATATGTAAATGTAGGATCTATTACATATCCATTATTAGAGTTTCCAACATCGATAGTATAATTATCAACACCAGTATTTGAACTATGATAGAAAGCAGAACCAATGCAAGAACCTAATGGCATCTTATCATAAGGAACGTGAGAGTAATCAAGTTCCTTTAACTTTTCTCTTATATTAAATGCTGGTTTATTTGCTCTGACTGTCATTGATTATTGCTCCACTACAAAACTATCATACGCAGAAATCGCAGTGGTGACTGCTGTGGTTGTATTATTTATTCTACGTAGTCCTTGGAATTCTGAACGACCACTTGAAGTTCCAACATGAAGTCTTTCGGTTACTTCATCATAAGCAAGTGCTGTTACAGCATCAGAGGAACCGTAAAGGGTACAAGCAGCGTTCTCTTGGAATAAGAACTTCTCGTCCTCATAGATTTTTTTGATTTGTTCGGCGGAAGGTGCTGATGCTGATAGTCTCAATAAACTCATGGATGTATTACTAGAAGGAGATGCATAATTATAATCTATACCAACATTTAATATATTACTACTATGTGAAAGGTCTCTTGATGTTGCTGAAATGAAAGTTTCCTCACCATTTACAAAAAAACTAATTCCAGTACTTTTTCTAATCATTGTCAAATGAGTCCAGACATTTTGTGGAATTACTGGTCCGTTATTTGTATTTGTGGTTGAGGCACCATTTTGTTGATAAAAAGAAAAATTTCCTGTAGTAGCAAGAATATACATCGCAAATCTATTTCCAGTATCATCTGTTCCATTCCATTGAGAAAGTAAAACTTGAATATTACTATATGATGTCACTTTAACCCAACACATAATACAGAAGTCACTGGTTCCAAAGTTTAAATCGGAATTGTATGGTTGTTCCAAATAATTACTTGTACTCCAATTACTATATGCAACCAGTTCGGCACCAGTGGCAACGGCACTCTTGGTGATTGTCCCATAAACAGTAAGTGAGTTATTATTTACTGAACGGTCTGGGTCTGTCTGTCCGTTTGTCTTATCAGTAGTATCAGTATCAGACAGGAAAGCACCTTTGATTGCTCCGTGCATCCATCCTGTGTTGTAAGAGGTGGTGGCATAAGCAACTCTACTACTCAAAATATCATCAAGTTCATTATCTAAGAATGTTATTCCCTCACCGCTGGCAATTGCTTGCGGTAAAACTTCATTAATTCCAGTAGAACTAGTGTTACCACCCAATATTCTAGGTCTTCCATTATCATATCCACCAGTTGTAGTCTGATATGAATCATTTTGAATTACCGTGAATGTTGTATCACCTGCAGGAATATCTTCTACGATAACTCTCCTTCTAAAAGTATTATCGTCATTTACATCAGACTCGAATAATACTTTGGTGTTATCCTCAGAAAATGCAACATTTCTACAAGTTTCGTGAGTTCCACCATCATGCTCAAGGTCAACAACAACATCATCATCCTTAATAATACTCACACCACGATCAGTCGCAACGGCAATAGTGGGGATTGGAAGTCCAGTAGCATCGTCAATGGGTGCGTTTGGTAGCACGGTCATTGCTACGTCGTTTACTGCGGAATTTACTAGTCCTATTGTACTTGAATACGGTTCAAATGTAATAGATGCGAGAGTATTTCTATCTGCAATTGTTTCTAATATATCATATGTTCCAGATGCACCTGTCACCCTATATCTTACAGATTTTTCATTTATAAAGTTAATAGTAGTGGCACCATTAGAGTTATGACCACTAGTTATTATCCCATTTAACGCAGTAACAGATGTTCCTCCAGTTGTGAAATATTCTAAAAGATATGATGTATCGCCATTATTATTTGCCTCAAAAACCATCCACATAGGCAAGTCTGGATCGTCACCATCATATATTTTTAAAAATCCTGCTTCTCTAACAATCACAGCAACAGCAGGAAACTCTCTTCTACTACCTCTGGTTGCAGTATTTAAGGTCTCATTATACCAAGAGGTGTGTTGAGTTCTCTTTCTCCAAGCACCACCATCAGAGTCCTTTGAAGTATCGTAAACAAAGATATCAACAGCAGTATCAGAGATTTCAGAACTGATACCAGCGATCGTTGTTGTTCCTGCAAGATTGCCAACGATATCTCCCGTTACATTACCAGTTAGGTCACCAATGATACCACTTCTAGCAGTAATAATACCAATTGAATCAATATTAGTTACGTCCTCATAAGTAATTGTACCACCTATGGTTACATTACCATTTACATTTAAACTATTAGTGGTTACAAGTCCAACAAATACAGCACCGCCATCTTGAGTTAATTGTAAATTAACATCTCCCGAATCCGGATTTTGTAAATTATTAGTGCGTAAAGTTGACATTCTATACTACTTCTTTTTTGAATATTTATCCTAGGAAGGTTTAGTTGGCCAAACAACATCTAACATATTAGTATAGTTTTGAGGAACATCTCTCAGTTCTTGTCTATATGTTTGCCATGCAATTTTAGTTGCTTCTGGAACATCGGGCAATTGAGTCCAATCAGTCTCAGAAATTCTTCTATCTCGTTCACTTCTCAACCAATTCATATCATCTTCGGAAGTAGGAACTGGTCCTGATTCTTCTGAAGATCTTGCTGCATTGACATTCATTCTTGCAATATCTTCTACAAGTATTTGCTGATATCTCTCGGATGAAATCATTTTTTACTCCCTATTACCATTGTGCAGATGTACTGCTTGTTCTTTTAGTATCTATAATTTCTAAGTCATGTTGCATATATGAAGCATACTCACCACCAGATCCACAGTGTTCTATACGATACCCAACATAAGTGCCAGCATTCAATACAATCACAAGATATCCAGGATCTGCATTTGTATTGTACACACTATGAACGGTAGCTCTTCCTTGATTATTAATGTTCAATCCATATGGAGTGTATCTATAACTAGAGCTGCCATAACGATACATACCAACATACGATTCTGTATAATGACTATATGCATAATATCCAGTAACACGGAACATTGTCATAGAAGAATCATTCCAAATAGTTCTGAGTCTGACATGTAAATAACCAGCACCGCTAGGATAGTTTCCATCACTATCGTTTGGTCCCACTGTTCCAAGATCTCTCCAGAATGATCCGTCTGGGTATGTAATATTAAATGCAGGATGATCTGGATTTGCTCTTAAATCAAGTTTTGCTCTGCTCGTATCTGTACCATTAATAACAACATCACCATCACCTCTAATATCTAGTCTCCGTTCATTATTTGTATAAAATGAAGTGGATGTATTATGTGCGTTGTAAAATACCCAAGAGTTGCCACCAGCGTATCCTGTGGAAAGAGGACTTGACTTCCAAATCCAACTACTAGGTTCATCACCAATTTTCCATTCTATCTGAGCATAATTGGAATTAGATCCATCATTACCTGCACGAACACTTATTATACTATTACTATCATCATAAGTTTGAAACTTTCTAGTTGGTGCAGAAGTTCCAATTCCAACAGCATTGGACTTTGTTATTAGTACAGGATTTGTATGATCTTCTCCACCAACAAATAATCCATAATGATCACTTGAACTATTATCTTCCCATATGTGAACTGTTGATGGAGCACCTCCACCACCATTATAAAAAAACGCGGTTGACGCATCATTACTTGATTGTCTTACATCAAGTTTTGCTCTTGGTTGTGTAGATCCAATACCAATGTTACCACTTGAAACTATACGAAGTCTCTCATCATTATGAGTCGATAATATAACAGTATTTTCTTCTCCATGAACAGTAGCACCAGTTCCTACTGTTATGCTACCTGTTACATTGCCTGTTACATTACCATTGATAGTACTATCAATGGAAGATGCAGTGAGAACACCAACAACATTAAGTCCTTGGTCAACTCCGTTAATTTTACCAGATCCGTCAATAGATAGTGGCATTTATTTTCTCCTTATACTACGGTCCAGACAGAACCTGCTGGAATAGTGACTACAACACTTGCGTCCAAAGTGATAGGTCCCGCTGACATTGCATTCTTCCCTGTCGTAATCGTATACGAGGAACTCACACTCGTATCGTTTTCATAAAACACTGCATTACCAGAATTACCAGAGGCACCACCAAAACCACCCCAGGCAGTTGCATAACCCTCAAACTGCTGATTCTCGCTGTTATAGCGAATCATACCTGCAGTAGGCGTTCCAGGTCTCTCTGCTGAAGTTCCTGAAGGTATTTGTATTGATGTTGTAGTTGTAAAACCTGCTTCCCCAGTTACTGATAATGTATTGATACCAGCAGAACCAGAGACTGATATTGAAGATACCGTTCCAATACCAGCAGATACAATCTTAGTAAATGCCATTTATAATGACTATTTTCTTTTATTTATCGCACTTCCATATCCCAAGAGGTTATCATACGCAACTTATTTGTCTGCATTGCATCGGCATAATGCACTAATACACTTGGCCAAATATACATCACTCCTTCTTTCGGTTCTGGTATCGATGCAATGTTAGTTGTGTCTGATACTGGGTCATTCCACGGTCCAATGAACTTGGTCGGTGTATGAACCTTTTCATCATATTCAAGATACATCAGTCCAGTGTAACCAATAGACCGATGATTGTGGGGACAGTGGTTTTCCGTCTTCTTGGTATATTTTAGAGTCCAAATATCCATTACTCGGAGATACTCTAAGTTTGCTTCCTTCTTAAACTCTTCCAACTCCTCAGAAAAGATACCCTCAAAGTCAAGAGAGTATCTGTTCTTCTTGGTGTGTCTATCGGTCTGAAAGGTATTCAGACCGTGATATCCAAAGTCACTTCTATTGATTCTAGAAAGAAGTGCTTTTTTCTTTCTATCCCACTCTTTCACCTCATAAGAATAGAGAGGCACATAGAACAATAGATTCAACATTATCTGTCGTTAGCGTGATGAACAAAAGGACCTTGTGAGTTTACATAGTGAAGGAAGATTTGATGGTGATAAGTATCGTCTTCTTTCTTACTCCAACTACGCCACTTTCTTTCCAGTCCACTGTATTTGGATTGTAGAGGATCACGCCAGTGCTCACGCTCACAACCCTTATAGACAGCAGCATCCCCATTCTTCATTAGAACGTAAGACTCACTACCATCAGGACGCTCGAACCAAATAGGCCAAGGATTCTCAGAGTTGGTGCTAATTTGAAGAGTAACACTAACTTCACAAGCAGGTCGGTCACTATGACGCTTCAGTTGTTGTCCGACATAATAGAATCTGTCATAGAAGTAAGTAGGAAGCAAGTCCATACCAAGACGCTTCTCCACTTCCTTACGAACAAGATAATGAAGTTGCTTATACATCGGCACATTATATCGTGCCAATGAACCGTTCACCTGCTTCTCATCAGGAATATAAGTGTACTTATCCTTACGGATATAGTTCATCTGACCTGTCAGACGATTACCATTCTCATCTAGTGGAGGGTCGCAGTAAAGATTTTGAGGATCTGCAATAAGTCCTGGAAGAGCAAGATAACCATTCTTCTCAAAAGACTCATTCTTACTCATATTGGTGGTAGTTGGAGTAGCACATTTCTGATATCCCTCTTCATAAACACCACCAGTTGATACAAACTCTTTCATCACTTCCACCTCGGACCAACAACCCAACCAACAAGACTCTTACGCATACCAGAGCGAACACGACGAACACGGTGCTTAGTGCGTGAGTCAAATACCATCAGAGTTCCACGCTGTTTAGGTGCAAAGTATGTCTTGCCACTATTATCAAGGAACTGAACTTCTCCGCCAGTGTAGTCACTAGGATCAGAGAGTTGAACTGCAAAAGACAGTTTTCTTACAGTCTCACCTTGCAGTGTAACTTGGTCTTGACTCAAATTGGTGCCAGAACTAGGAACCAATTGTGGTTTGTAGAAAGTATCGATATCAGCATCTTGGTGCCAGTTATAAAACTGTCCTTCACCATATTGAGTATATTGAATACTACCACCATCAATATCATATAAGTCATAACAGAAGTTCTCTCTGTTAATCTTATCGATGTAATACCACAACCAACCGCCGATCCAGTGCGAGGTAGGAATCCAAGCGTTCTTACTATTACGGATTACTTTATCTACTTGCTCTCCCATAATCTGGGAGTCTTGTGCAACTGCATCAAATGTTTGAACGTCTTTTTCTATGATTTCTACAATTTCAGTCGGCAAATTAGTCATATGCCAACAAGTCAGATACGCCATAATTGAGTACTAGTTTCAGTTTATTATAGTTGAATGTGCCCCAACAGTCAATCGACCCTGGAGACTAAAATTTTTACCGGGAATTTTTCCCCCGATCTTTGAAAACAAAAGTCGATTTTGATTCAGAGTTCGGGTTCTGGACCTTCGGGTTTGGGGTGTGCTTCCTTTACTTTATCGATAGCAGCAACCCAACTACCATCTGCTAGATTACCAGACTTAATATCTTGATACAACATATCAAGTTGGTCTCTCCAATCGGGATATGCTTCTTGTCTGTTTCTTTCGTAAAGGAAGTAGTTGTAGATATCTACTTCTCTTTCAACTTCTGCTTGAATTTCTTCCCACGTTGGTGCTTCCCTACCTTGATCGTCTTCAAATCTTGTGAAAGTAGTGTTTGATAGGTCCCAACGAGAACCTGGACGAAGTGTATTGATTGCGGTGTCTACACCAGGAATAGGGTACTGCTTACCCTTGAACTTTCTGTATGCCATATAGTCAAGTAATTGATATACAGCAGTATTTATCAGGTTGGATAGGAGATAATGACAATGCCAGAACCACCAGAACCACCACTTTTTGCTGGTTGTCCAGAATAAGAACCTCCTCCACCACCTCCACTTCCAGAGTTTGCTAAAGCATCATCCCCAGCAGTATTCTGTAAAGCACCATTTCCTGCTCCTGCATATGGTCCACCACCTGATGGACCTGAACCACCAGTTCCATTTCCTGTGGCAGGATCATATCTTCCTCCTCCTCCTCCACCAGCAACCCAATAAGTTCCAGATGGACCAGGGAATCCAACAGTTGATTTTGGATCTCTAAACGTTGCAGGAATTTGAACTCCAAGACCTCCATCGCCAGCAGGTGCGTTTCCAGTATTTGATTCTCCTACTCCACCAGCACCTCCGCCGCCGCCTGCACCTGCACCTACTCCTCCATATGAAGCAGCACCACCACCATTATAACCTTGTCTTGGAGGACCACCAATTCCCGTCCCCGCAGAAGTTGCGTTATATCCTCCTCCTCCACCACCAGAACCGCCAGGATTACCGTTTGCAGCAGCTCCGCCACCTTTTCCACCATAACCACCACCAGCAACAGGAACGGTTAATGCTCCACTTAGACCTCCCGCCGATCCATCAGATCCAGAAAGACCGTCGGGTGATTGAGGTCCACCATTACCTCCAGCACCAACAGTTACAGTTACGGGACTTGTTGGGCAAGTAGTAGATCCAGTTTGATATCCACCGGCACCTCCACCGCCACCAATATTTCCGCCGCCGCCACCACCACCAGCAACAACAACATATTCGATAGAAAGTGGAGATCCTGAAGTATTTACAAAAGTTCCAGTATTTGTAAAGGTATGAATGGTTTTGCTATCATAAAAACTTATATTTCCGCCAGTTGCTTTTGCAGTTCCTGTTTGATTTAATCCGATTTTATATCTGATAATAACTGTACCTGAACCACCGTGACCTCCTTGAGTATCATTACTAGGTCCGCCACCGCCACCGCCACCTAATCCAGCAGTGCCAGAATATCCAAAAAATCCACCATCATTACGACCATCACCACCACCACCAGTTCCACCTGTTCCAGCACCAGTACCTTCTCCTGGTACGGCACCACCACCTCCGCCGCCAGCATAAGTTATTGATGTTCCAGTAATAGCATTCGCTAAACCATTACCACCATTTTTTGATATCGTTGTAATTGGTCCCCCAGTACCAGCACCACCTCCACCACCAGCAGTTCCTGGTGAAGCTTCTGCCTTAAATCCTGGATTGCCTTCTAGTGCTGTTCCTGCACCACCATCAGCATTTGTTGTTCCTTGACCAGAACCACCGCCACCTGAACCACCAGAACCACCAGTCGAACTAGTTCCAGCTGGATCACATGATCCACCACCGCCACCACCACTAGATGTTGTTCCATTAAATGATGAATTGCTACCATTTGGTGCAGCATTAGCACCCTCTGGAGATTGATTTCCCCTACCCCCACCACCAACAACAACTGAATATGACTGTATATCTACGGGAGATCCAGTTACATATTTAAATCCGCCAGCACCACCACCACCACCTCTTTTTCCACCACCACCGCCGCCGCCTGCGACCACAAGATAGTCAACATTATTAGCAAAATCCTCAGAAAGTTGTGTTACATTAAAGGTTCCTGATGAAGTAAATACGTGTGCTCTATACGCTATACCAGAATCTTCATATTCACTGATGATTCCACCAGTAGCAGAAAGTCCAGACTTGACCAATGACTTAACATCAACCCAACCCTCTGGTCCATATCCCTGAACCATATTGGTAGACGCATTGAATATAAGAGTTCCAACAGCAGTTCCAACACCAGCATTCCGTCCTGTGGTATCAGTCGCACCTATTCCAATACTTGTTGGTCTTATAAAACTATCACCAACAGTAATCTGATTTGCAGTTACATTACCACTCAGGTTGCCAGTCAGGTTACCACTAAAAGTCGTAGCAGTTACAGTTCCCGCAACATCAAGGTTTGAAGTTGGCACAGAAGTTCCAATGCCAATATTCCCAGAACCGTCCTGATAAACTCCGCCAGTTCCAGATTGGTGATACCAATTATTAAACCTGATGTCAGACATTTATATAATACTTTTTTAGATATTTATCAGACTGGATAAGAGATGATGACGATACCAGAACCACCATTGCCACCAGAACCAGCAATATTTGGATCAGGACCATTGCCAGGAACTCGACAACCTCCTCCACCACCAGATCCACGATTAACTTGACCAGCAGTACCAGATCCTGGCGTATCATAAGATCCTGGACCACGACCACCACCACCTATATCAGGACCTCTTTCTGAAAGTGAGGCACTTCCACCACCAGCATATCCAACATCATAACCAGTAATGTTGTAAATGAGTCCAGTTCCACCTCTACCAAGTTGACCTCTTGGAACCATTGTTGTTGGGAATGAGTTGGCGTTTCCACCATCATAACCATTTGCACCAGCACCGCCGCCGCCACCTGCACAATATGGTTCATTTCCATTATTTTGTCCACCATTATTACCCCATCCAAGTGGTGGAGATACTGAGTTTGGAGTTCCTCCACTTGCACCAGTTGCACTACCACCTAAAGCAGGATTTCCTCCGCCGCCACCTCCTCCGCCAGAACCACCTGCTCTACCGGAACCATCTTGACCACTTCCACCTCCACCACCAGGAGATGTTATTGCGGAAGGAAGATTGAGTGTTGATGCACCACCATCAAATCCGGGTCCCGAATTAAGTCCAGTACCTTGCTGTCCACCTGCACCAGAAGCACCAACAACAACAGGATATGTTCCTGTGGATATTGGTTGATTTTCAGCATAACGTAGAAGACCTGCTCCGCCGCCAGCACCATTATTGTTATTATCTCCACCACCACCTCCGCCGCCACCGACGACAAGATAGTTAATAGATGTCAATGTTGGATTGGTAACAGTAAATTCTCCTGATGAAAGGAATTGGTGAATTACTTTTCCACCTTTAAAAGATATCATACCACCAGTTGCTTTGGCAGTACCACTTAGTCCACCAATTTGATATCTGATAACGCAAACACCAGAACCACCATTTGCACCCATCTGAAGTCCAACTGGGGCTGGTTCAAATCTTGCAGCACCTCCGCCACCTCCACCAGAACCACCAACACCGTGCTGAGCACCACCAGCTTCACCAGTTCTCGTTGGATATGTACTATGTGCATCCCCACCGCCACCAAGACCACCAACACCTGCCAATGGTTCTACATATGGTCCACTAAGACCAATTTCACTATCAGCACCACCACCGCCGCCAGCATAGTAAGTTGTAATTCCAGTAATATTATATGATAATCCATCACCACCATCCCTTGCTCTGCCCGTTCCCCCAGATTGACCTGCTCCGCCGCCACCGCCAGCATTTATTGCACTCTCACCATTATTACCCCATCCTTGATCTGGCGAAACAGATCCATTGGAACCACCAGAGTCTCCATCACCACTACCACCAACACCTTGCTGACTACCGCCACCAGAACCACCATCTGCACCTCTTTGGTCAATACCACTAGATCCCCCACCACCACCACCACCACCTGGTGAAGTAACTGTGGTAGATCCCAACTCTAATGTAGAAGCATTTCCAGGATTACCAATAACGTTACTGATACTACCAACCCCACCTGCACCGATAGTAATGTTATAAGAACCTTCCGAAATAGATTGATTGGTCTGATAACGGAGAAGACCCGCACCTCCACCTGCACCAGATCTACCATTAGTACCACCAGTTCCACCAGAACCACCACCACCAACTAAAAGATAGTCGATCTTTGCATTTTCTGGTGCATTATGTACGTTAAACTGTCCAGAATTAGTAAACTTATGTGCTCTATAAAAAACACTACCATCTTGGTATTCTGAAACAGTACCACCAGATGCTTCAATATATCCACCACCAAGATTAGACCACCCAATAGATCCGTTATATACCTGTAACTGCTTTACGTCAGAATTATAAACTAATGCACCATCATCAGTTCCAACACCAGCATTTCTTTGTAGTGTGGTTTTATTTGTAATATTTACCTCGCCAGTAACATTTCCTATTAAGTTACCAACAGTTATAGAACCAGGAACATTAAGATTACTAGCAACTGTTACGCTGCTAACTCCAACATCTCCTTCTATTGTATTGACAATAATCTTGCTAGTCATATGATCCTCCACTCTCCTTGAATAGTGACAGTCTTACCAGAACTTACTGTGACTGCTCCTGCTGTGACTCCGTTAGTTCCTGCTGGAATAGTTACATCCTCATCAATGGTATTCTTACAAGCCTTGATGACACCGTAAGTGTCTAACCATTGCTTTGCACCATTCGCAGAAATAATATCTTTAAAGTCAACAGTGCCCTGATGTGAGCGTATTGTATTTACAATTAATTTAGTCATACAATCACCCACTCCCCATTAACAGTTACCTCATAAGTATCAGCAATCGTAATTGGTCCTGCGGAAAGACCATTTGATCCTGCTGGAATCGTCACATCTTCTGAGATAGTTGTGCGATTGGTTTTAATCACACCATAAGAATCCACCCACTGCTTATCACCATTAGCAGTAATCTGATCTTTGAACTCCGTTGTTGCGGAAGATGAATCAATAATGTTTGCCTTGATTGTGGACATCTTGGTGCTTTTTTAGATATTTATGAAGGATAAGCGATGATGACGATACCGGATCCACCGTCGCCGCCAGATATTTGATCGGAAGCAGCGAACGTTCCAGCCCCAGACGCACCACCTCCACCTCCTCCAAGACTTTGAATTCCAGAATTGCCGTTATTTCCATTAGGATCTGATAATCCAGCTGCTCCTCCTCCACCTATTCCACCAGATCCAGCAGTTCCTAGACCAAAAAAAGTTCCTCCTCCTCCACCACCAGCATAAGTTACTGATGTTCCAGAAATAGCAGATGCTGCTCCGAGTCCTCCATTACCACCAGCAGTTGGTGTTCCTGATTGACCAGCGCCACCAGCACCGCCACCGGCGCCAGCACCATATACTGGCCCACCCGGACTACCAGCACCTCCATTATTTCCTTGTGGAGGAGAAGTTGGTGGAGTATTTCCAGTTCCACCAGGAAGAATACCGCTAGGACCCTGGGATCCGCCGCCGCCAGAACCACCAGGTTGACCTGGATTTCCATAATAAGCTCCACCGGCGCCACCTCCTGTTGAAGTTATAGTGGAAAATACTGACGGAGATCCATTATTTCCATTATTAGATTTTTTATTTCCTGCGCCGCCACCACCAACAGTAACTGATATACTTCCAGAAATCGGCAATCCAATACCAGTTCTAAAACCACCTGCACCTCCTCCTCCGCCAGAAGCCCAAGAGGAAGGACTGGAAGCTGATCCACCAGAACCACCACCAGCGACCACAAGGTAGTCAACGGACGTTAGTGCTGGATTAGTAACCGTAAAGGTTCCTGATGAATAGAATGTATGAATTGTTTTCCCATTAGCATAAGAAATCGCACCACCAGTTGCTTTGGCGATTCCTCCAACTTGCCCTATCTCATAACGGATGACTACGATACCAGAACCACCGGAACCACCTGACAATTGAGTTCCTGGAATATTATTCCATCCTCCTCCTCCACCACCACCAGTAGCAACAGTTCCAGAAACTCCTGGTATATTTGGTCCAGTACCACCAGCACCTCCTCCACCTATTCCACCTGTTGATCTAGTTGCACCTGGTTCATAATGTCCTCCTCCTCCACCACCGGCATAATGAGTAGAAAATCCAGTAATAGCAGACAGAGAACCAGATCCACCAGGTCCAGCAATAGTGGGACTTCCATCAGATCCATTACTACTTGCTCCTCCTCCACCACCAGCTCCATAATTTGGAGCACCAGAAATAGAAGGATCTGCAGATCCACCATCATTTCCTTGTGGTGGTACTGGTGTTGATGTTCCCGTAACTCTATTTCCAGTTCCAGGAGTTCCAGTAGTAGCTCGCTGGCAAGCTCCTCCACCCGAACCACCGGGTACTCCACCTGCGATGGGTGGAGCGGCATCTGCTCCACCTGCACCACCGCCTTGTGATGTTGTGGTGGAAAATATTGAAGGAGATCCACTTGCTGATTGATTGGTAGGTACTAGTTCTGCTGCAGCTCCACCACCGCCTACTGTAACTGTATACGAACTTACAGTTATTGGAGAACCACTACCAATTCTAAAACCACCGGCACCACCACCGCCACCACGTTTTGGAGATCCACCACCCCCACCACCGACCACAAGGTAGTCAACAGTCGCAGAAGGAGGTGCCGATAATACATTAAAAGACGCAGATGAAGTAAAGATATGAGCCCTATAAACCCTACCACCTTCTACATACTCATTCACCAAACCACCAGTGGCATTCATTGCCTCTTTGCCGACATCAGACCAGGAATTACCATTATAAACTTGAACAGAACCAGTATCGCTATTGTAGATTAAAGTTCCTTGTGCTGTATTAATACCAGCACTTCTTCCAGTCGTGTTTGTGGTTCCGATACCAATACTTGTGGGTGTTAAAAATGTATCACCAACAGTAATCTGATTGCCAGTGATACCATCAGCAACATTTAGACTTCCCTGAACTGTGGTGACGCCAGAAATTACAGGACCACTATCAGTAAAACTTACTGTGCTTACCCCTGTTCTACTGGTTATCTGATTTACACGAATCTCTGACGCCATCTTATATCAGGTTTTCTATTATTTAGCGTTCGCCGTCTGGAATGGTGACTCTGCGAAGGCAGCGAAGATGTAAGTTGCTCCATTACCATTCCTTTCATTTCCAACACCCGCTCTAATTTTAAATCCATTGGAAAGAAAATCCATTGCTCTGTATGTTAAGTCGGTGTATTCAGTATTGGAATTATCTGCAAAAATAGTTTCTCCATTGGGATTATCAGAACTTCTAGCATTATCCATTATTACCCAACCATTTGTTACTCCAATTGCTGCCTTAATCATTACCCAAGCAGGTTTAAATCCACAATACACAAAGGGTCCGTCAGTGCTATCATTACCTATATAACTTCCAAACTTACTGAAACCTTCTACACTGTGCCACGCATAATAGATTATTTTATCACCATCATAATATCCTCCATGTGATACAATAGAAGAAGTTGGAGTTGTACTATTCCAAGAACCACTGGCAGAAGCAGCAGCAGTGGTAAATCTCAAAACATTGGCATTCCCAATGTCTTTATGATAAATGGACCATCCAGCATCTCTATCTCTTGACTTCCAGATTATAAATTCTGGTGCTTGATTCAAACCATGTCCAGTAGTATATGCAGAAGTTCCTGAAACAGTATAAGAAACAATACTAAACCCAGCAGTCTGATTAGCACTCACCTGTGATGTGATACTTCCATCAGTATTTGTTACTGCTGGACCACCTGCTTTCCAACACCAGGCGATCATATTTTGACCGCTTACATTCCATCCATAGTAACCAGAACCATCATCAACATTAAGTGAAAATCCATCACTATCAAAAGAATTCAAAACTCTTTCAGTGGAAAATGATTCAGCATCTGTGGTATTGGTAGATAAAGTATTGTCAACCCCCGTAACACTATTAGTAAGTAAATGGTATAGTTGAGCATTTCTTGACTTTATCCAAACCAAGTCTGGTTGGAATCCAATACCAGTAATACTTCTAGTGTTCCCATCACCAGTCCAAAGCACAGTCTTAAAGTGCTCACCAGGATTCTTAATCGCAGGAGTTGGTAAGTTGTCCTCACATAATGCTAGGAAACCACTTGGAGGTTGATACTTGAAGAGTCCTTTACCATTAGAATCGGTATAGGTTCCTGCTGTGGTGTTTCCAGAGAATGTTGGGTTTTGCCCGAAGTTTACTGTAGCAGCAACATTACTATAAGGAGATACTCCAAATGCATAGTCTGCTCCCGATTCTAATATATTAGTTAAATTATATTGAAGAACATTATTTTTATAAAATTTTATATTATTACTATCCAAGTCCAGAGCAATTGATATTATATCCCCAGTTGCTGCCGTAGCATCTCCACCAGTGTATACACTATTTGTACCATTGTATGTTATATCTCCTCTACTTCCAGTATTATATACAAGTCCAACTCCTTTAGATCCAGTCTGACCACCTACGTGTCTTGTGTGTGTTTCTAACCAAGTTTGGTCTATACCAAAGAAAATCCAGTCCAATCTATCTATTCTCATTTCTGCATACCACTTTCCACTTCTTACATAATGTGTTCCCAGAAGAGTATGCCATCCCCCACTAGATTGATCTATAGATAAGTTACCATTAAATGGTACAAGGTTAGCTGTATCAAGAGGATTTAAAGTAGCAAAGTTATTCGCAGTGCAATCAGGAACTGCTCTCCAACTCTCAATACCTACTGGGGCATAAGGTTTCGGAACATCAAAACCACCTTTGTATTTTGCTACGCCTTTGTATACACGGACATCTTGTATATATCCATTAGTTTCTTCTGTGGATCCAGCATCCCAAGTACCAATTTTAATAGTATCGTCGGTATTTTCGTACAATGATGAAGGTGCTACGGTAGATATACCAACAACCACACCATTAACATACAGACGTATGGTAGTTCCTTCTTTTTCTCCAACAATATGATTCCATTGATTTGTTGTTAAAAAGTTATTCCCACTTGATATAACCAATTGTCCTGCAGATGTTCCGTCAGATGACACGATAAAATTTGCATCATTACTAGATCCAGTATATAAGAGCCAACTTCTTCTATTCAGACCTCCAGCATAATTCCAAAGACCAACAATGCCATTACCACCTGTAAAGTCCTTGGCATATAACCAAGCTTCAACTGTAAAATCATCAGATCCCATCCTCAAATCTGCTGTATTGGGAACTGTAAAATAATCATCAGTACCATCAAAACTTAAAGCACTTCCATAATATGATGGAATATCAGCGATACCAGCACCACCGTTTACTGTAAGAGTCTTATTACTTCCACTACCTTTAATATCGGCAGAGTAATCTGTTGGGATATTTACTTCCCTTACTGAAATATTATCAAAATATGCATCTGATGTATAGTTTGCTCCTAAGGTAAGATATGTGGTAGTTGATGTGGCAACAAAAGAAGCAGTTTGTATTTTATTAGATGTATCATTATTATCAATTCTTGCTGTCAAATCATTAGTATTTGCCGCTGTTCCGACACTAAATTTTGCAGGTTGATTTGAAGTTGCTGTTCTGGATGTAACGGATACCTTATATGATTTACCAATTTCTGTTGTGATTGTTTGAATACAATTTGCACCATTAGTACTTACATATTCTACGAATAATTCTCCATTAACAACACTTAATGTTCCAGTTGCTGAATTTAATGTCCAACCACTTGTACCATTACTAAAATCTCCATTTGTTACCAATTCTGGACCAGTAGCAGTAGAAATACCAGGAACAGCAAGAACCAAATTAGCAGCATAAGGGTCTGTTCTTAACTGACTGACATAAGCATCAGTTGTCTCTGGAGCACCGTTGCGTGGTTGTGGTAGGTTCTCTCCTTTCAGAGTGATAATACTATTTGGTGTGGTATGGAAGTCAGCACCAAAGTTGGAACTATCATTCATTGGTAGATAGAAACCATTGACTCCAAATCCACCTCTGCGGTTGATTTCAGTCTTGATAATTCTTGGTGTCTTTGGAACCCATTGTCCTGGTCTGAAATCAGTTGCTTGTGAAGTTCCAGAAGACTGATATCCTTTTCCGTCCTTATAGAAACCAAACACATCTGGTGTGAGTGCTTGACCGTCTACGAAAAAAATATCAGATAATTCTAATTTGGCATACCCAGCAAAATTTCCAGAACTATTACGTCCAACTCCAAGCAATGTTTCCTGCCCTGCTGTCATATTATCACAAAGATAATTTTGGGGAATAGCAGAATATCCAGAAACAACACTCAAAGATCTCTGAACACCGTTTATGTAAAGGTTAAGTCTATCATCCTCAGTTGCCTGTGTTGTATCAACAACGATTTGATAGTGTAACCAAGAACCAAAATCTCTATATTCTTCATCTACTTCATAAACTCTAGAAGTAGATGACTGATAAAAATTAAGGTAGATACCTGTACCCCCACTAGCATTAAATCCAAACATTACTAGTCCATCATTGACTGTATTGGGACTAGAAAAACTTATTATTTCATAAGCATCTTGTTGTCTCTTTACCCAACCTGCCCAAGTAAAAACCTTTCTATTGCCACTACTTGTAGGAGTTCTTTTTAAATACTCATTTGCCATTATGTCTTACCTCAACCTAAAATTACTGAACCAGTTGGAAAATAATCACTGATAATCTCTACCCAATCAGTGCCGTTATAGAACTCCAAAGCACTGTTGGTTGTGTTGTATCTTATGTAGGGATTATTTCCAGTGGGTCTTTGTGCTGTGGTTCCTTGTGGAAGTGCAAAGGCATCAGTTGCTTGTGAGGCATCTAGACAGACTTCTGGTTGGTCTGTTCTAATACCGACTGATGACGCTGCACCTACCAGATGTAAGTCGTTCCGTGCGGTTACAATGCCGATAGAGTCAACGTTAGTTACATCATCATATGTAATCGTTCCTGCAACAGAAATATTTGGTGCATATAAGTCACCAACAAATGTTACATTCTGATTTGAATCAACATTAAAAGTTTGTTCTGTTGTATTAATACCAACAGTTGTAATTCCAGAAGTCTCCCCATTAATAGTGACTAATACATCACCATTAGAGTTAGTAACTTTTACTTTTTCATTTACTGAGGGACTAGACGCATCCGCCTTCGCCTCAATATTACTAACGCGGAGAGTACTCATTCTCTTATAATATCCTTTCTAATATTTAGACTATAACCAGAACAGAACCTGGTGCAACATCAATTGTTGCGGCAACACCAACAGTTACTGGTCCAATAAGAAGTGCGTTTTTATCATTGGGTACAAATATTTCTCCTTCAATATTCTTATCAGTTAATAGTGCTCCTTCTACAATAGCGACGTTGCCACGAGACTGTAATACACCTTCAGATTTAGCAGCACCAGCAACTACTGTTGTACCAATGCCAACTATAACTATTTCAGAATTAGTATTATCAACTGCAGTTACAATACCCGCAACTCCTCCACCACCTTCAATACTAATATCTACTGTATTAGTAGAAGAATTATATATGAAAGTATTGCCAGTACCAACAAAGTTGAGTTGAGTTACACCAGCACCAGCAATCGAAACACCACCAGACTGAATACCAACACCTCTAGCATCAGAGTCTAATAATTCAAAACTAATAGATCCACTCTGAATATGTGTTGAGTTAACTGTTCCTTGTCCAGGAACACCGATAGCAAGTGGAACACCTAAGGCAATACAAAAATAATCATCAGTTGCTGCTGGTGCAGAAGCAAATGTAATAGTATTATTTGTAATAGTATAAGCAGACTCTGGTTCTTGAATAATACCAGCAAGTGAAACTAAAATGGAATAGGAAGAACCAGGATAAAATACTTGACCACCAGATGTCAAATTAAAGGTCACTTTGGAACCATCAAACTGTGACTGTATGTCGTCCAGTTTTAAATAGTTCCCTCTGTCTAAACCCCTGCCAAGATATCCCATTATGGTTTTTTAGTTATTTATCGGACCAACCATTTTTCAAGTTGCTCATTAATATCTTCCATTTTGATCCAACGATCACCCTTAATTTGATCTTTATATACTGTCAGTTTACCCAGTAAACCAATTGGACTCCACTCTGGACGATCTTCTCTTGGAGTATAATCCATACTAGGATCATAATCATCACTTAAAGATAATGACTCTGCAGTTGTTAAAGTCCAATTGTCTGGAATTTCAAATCCTTCTTCAAGTTTGTCTTTTCTGACCCTTTCCAATTCACCATCAACACCTTCATAAGTATAGATCTCAACAGTTTCTGTAATCCTTCGATTAAATTCATCAGTTCTATATCTTCCATGCCATGCAAAGTGAGCACTGTCACCAACAATTGCTGGTCTTCCAGAAACAGCACCAATAATCAATGAGGCATCATCAGTTGTTGAAGCAATTCCAATTTTACCATTTGTATTTGGAACAATAACTACAGTCTTTCCAACTCTATCTTCATTATTTGGATTTCCATCTGCCCACTCAAAGTATTCTGCATAGTCAGCAGGACCATTGTCAGCACTACCATCCCAATATCCATTACCAGCTGCTGTAAACTCAATATTATCTTCACCATTAACTTGAGAAAGAAAAACTGCTGAGGTGTCGGCAACATTTCTTCCATACATATATGTTCTATCATTTGATGCAGATGCATGGCATTGAATACCATATTCTGCTGAATTATAATCAGAAACAGGAGTAGAACTAGTACCATTATCAAATACTCTTCCAATATACATTGTACTGTAATGGGAAGCAACTCCATTCCCGTAAAATCCATGTCTATTAACGTCAACATACTTGGAATGGAAAATAGCAGACCAATCACTAGCTTCCCTTGCTGCAATATAAGTATAAGTATCGGAACCGTTTACATAAGAATAATGCCCATTCTCAGAGCCACTATATGTACGAGTTCCATCTGGATGGTAAAGTAAACCAGTAGTTACACTGCTATAAAAGCGACCTACACCATCAATACAAGCAAATCTTCCGCTAGCACCATCTTCAGTTACTGACCAAATATCACCATTAACTTGAAACTTAGTTTTAGTCTCTGATCCTTGTACAAGAAACCTTTCATTATAAGTATTACCACTATAATAATCACCCGAATCAGTATCAGAGTGAGTATAACTTATAGTTCCATATTGAAACGAACCATCAGCAAATGGATTACTGTAATCAATTGCAGAAGCAATATGGGATGATAATCTTATCTTTGCTTCTGTTGCACTTGTTGCCGACTGAATGTATAGTCCCTCATCTCCCCAAATCTCTAAGTTAGCATTTGGGGTATCTGTCCCAATACCAACTCTGCCCTCATTTGTAATACGAAGTTTTTCAACGCCCTCCTCAAGCATTATAAAGTCAGAATTAGCAGTACCATAATATTTTGTTCCAACGTGCCAATCAGCATTATTGCCCGATCTAAAATGCATCAAAGACATACTACCAGCAGTAGTATTATCATTTTCAAGTCTTAGACCTTGAGCACCCCAGTTACCAGAAGCACCACCACTTAACTCTGTAGTATCATCGTTAAAACGAACATCAAGAAGATAATATGGATCGGCAATACCAATACCGACAGAACCAATACCAATATTTAAGTCTCCACTAACTTTAACATCACCTACAACATCAAGTTTTGCCTGAGGATTTGTTGTTCCAATGCCAGCATTACCAGTAAAGACAGCACCACTATCCACTTGGAGTCTATGCTCAGCAGTATCTGCAATTCTTTCATCTGTTCCAATAACTAAATTTCTTGAAGTTCTAATCCCAATTTCTGTGGTAAGACCTCTTAAATATCTAGAAAGTTTTCTTGGCATAACTTAACTACCTACTATCCAACCATCTATATTATTAGCATAAAGAATCTTGAAATTAGCATCAAGAATATCTAACTCTAAGTCATCAGCAACTCCCATAATGTTGCTGCCATTTCTTGCAAGAATCGCTGTTGTGACTCCGCTCCTATTTATCACCTCAATCTTATCTCCATGTTCTGGTGATGCTGGAAGTGTGTAAGTTCCAGCATCATAATAAACATATGTTCTACCTACTTCTAACGTCAAATCGGTTGACGTTGTTGTAATGGCAACTTTTCTTATTTGAGATTGACCCTCAACAGAAAAAGTCGTGGTTAAACCTACACCACCAACAACATCAATAGAAGATACTGATATTGATGATCCAGTGGAAATACCAGTTGTTGTAATCTGTGTTAAGCGATCAAGTGCCATTATAGTGCTTTTTAGTTATTTATCAGACCAACGACTGTTTAAGTTGATCATTAAATAACTCACTCAGCAGAAGGAGTTTCTAATACCCATCCAGTTGTGTTGTCTGCCTGATGTGCATCTTCATCCCAGATATAGAATGAACCTGCTTCCAACTCTGCATCAGTCAATGCAGGTGCTGCACCAAGAGGTGACTCCCAGTTAGCAGTGTCGTTATCAAGAACCCAAGATGCGTGAGGTTGTGGTGGAACAAATGCATCGAGACCAGCGTTATAGGAATATCCGATGCCAGCATAACGGACTCTCATATTGTTATTGTAAGAAGTCTGCTTCCAGTTTCCACCAAGAAGTTTCTTACAGAAGGCAATACCAAGGATCTCATCTTCCTGTCCAGTATGAGGATCAGTAATGTCCTTGTTGTCAACTACAATTACTTGAGTGACGACATTATTTTCGTCAAGTTTAGCGAAGTGAGCCATAATTGTTCTGAAAATATTATGAACGAATGGTTTGTTTTTTATTTAGTTATTTATTCAGAGTCAGCGGGCAGTGGTTCGTTGCCTTCGGCTAGCCAGGCTTGATATTCCAAAGCCATACAGTTTTGTCCGTTAGCTTTGAAGGTCCAAACGGTGCCGTCATCTTCAGTTTTTTTGATGCGCTCAATAGTTGAGCCTTCGACAAAATAAATCTGATAAGTCATTAGAGTTCAGCGTTAAAGGAAATGTGGGCGGATGTTGAGTCGTTTAGACGACAAAGCCCAGCTCCATAAAGTGAATAACTTGAAGCAGAGCTATTTAAAGTCAAACCACATCCATACCTGGATTCATCCAAACTTAAAACTGAAGTAATTGTTATATCATTTGATGAACTATGTAACAAAAGTAACTCCTCAGCATTTGCCGCAGGATCAGACCGCATTGTTGTTGGGAACAAAACCATAGTTCTAAAACTTTCACTACCATTTGTAGCGTCGTAGCAGTAGGCAATTCCTACTGAAGTTTGATCGTCTGCGTTACCGGCAATTTTATAAAAATACCTCTGACACTTAGCCAAGGTCTGACCATAGCTCTCGTGTTCAAACGGTGTGGATCTTTCACCTACTTCTAGCTGGAGTCCAGTAATTTGCCAATAATCATTAACTGTTCTGCCAACAAAAGCTGTTTGACCAGGTGACGCAATTGCACCGCTAGTATAATCATCCCACTGATTAGCAGTCCCTCCAGTTCTATTAGATCCTGCATCAGTAACAAAAAATATATCAAATTCATTTTCATTTGAGTTGGCAATTGCAGTGTTTGTATCACCAGCAATGGTTATAGTTCTATATTGCCATAGACCTGTTTCATCATTTTCAATAATGTATTGACCAGCAAACCTCCGAGCTTGAGTATCATCATTGTTTACAAATCTGACAACATAAGTACCTTGTACGCTAGTTTTTACCCAAAAAGATAAAGTAATTGTTTGTGCATCGGCTGTTCCGTATTTAAGGTGTTGAAGATCTTGGCCTTCAATTTTATAACGCGCTGCCCTTATTTCTGAGTCTGCTGTGTCGGTGAGCGCAGTTGCGGTAGTATTTTTAAAACTGTACGAAAAGCCAGTTGGAGCATCTGTAGATTGCTCTTGATCAAACGTGTAATCAGTTGCATTCAACTCAGAATGTCCAATTCGGTCAACAGTATAATACGTGCTACCGCTTTCATCAGTTACTGAAGTTGCTCTCTGCGCCACTGTCATCGCCCCATTAATGATGAGGTTCCTGTTACTTAACGGACCAGCAGTTGGGAAACCCAAGTCATTTATACTATCAACACCATAGACAGAACCAATACCTGCGGTAGTAACACCAGTAATACTTGAACCATCAATCGTAACTGAACCCTGACCAACCGTCAGAACACCAGTAATCCTAGCATCACCAGTAACAACTAGTTCCGTTGTTCCTCCACCTACAACAGTATTTCCTAAAGTTGATACACCAACTACTGATAATCCAGCACCAACATGAACATCACTTTCATAGGTTACTGTACCACCTATGGTTACATTTCCACTTATATCTAAACTACTTGCAGTAAGGATACCAGAAAGATTTACATTACCATCAGGAGTAATAGTTACACCTACTCCAATATTTAATGGATCTTTTAATATGTCACCACCTACTCTTGTTAATCCCATATTAGGTAATCTCCAGAATAGTTACCGACACGTCTAAACTATTATTTGTATCACTCTTTGCAGTTAAAGTATCTGATTCTTCTAGTACAATTTTATTTCCTTGCATTATCTCTAATGAAGAACCTTGAGGAATCGGAACATTTTTCAGAACACTTACATCATCTGCTGCTGATCTTGTAATTCCAACACCGACATTAATACTATTGCCACTTATATTGGCAAGGGTAATTCCAATAATGGTTGTTGTAGTTAGAGCAGGGACCACATAGACGTTCTCTGTTGTGACTCCCACACTTGCTTTGGTTTTTAATTTGAAGGTATTTGCCATTGTTTATTTTCCGAGTGCAGTCATCTTCAAGGTCTCTTGATATTTATATCATCATCCAAATGCGATAGCGTAAATAATTGCATCATCTCCACTTGTCGCAGCAGCAGAAATTTCAGTCATATCAACAACAATAGTTGATCCATATCCAGTGACTGATAACCCAGTACCAATAAAATTAATATCTGTAAATCCAACACCAACTCTTCCAGTAATGATACCAGACTGAGGGTTTATAGTACCAATACCAGCACCAACACCAGAAGTGAATAACTGACCGTTTCTGTAGAGATCATTGGTGAAATTAATATCACCATAAACGTCCAGTTTGTACTGGGGATTGGTGGTGCCTATGCCAACATAGGGAGTCGCAGTCGTAGCGATACCAATATTTCTACTGGTATCGTCTATGTTTATAAATGAACCTAGTTGTGATAACTCCCTATTATTAGCCATTCTGGGTTTTTAGTTATTTATCAGACTACTACTTCCTTTCGGATAATCCTCCAAATTAAACAGGTTTAGGCGTAGGTATTTATTATGCGGTATAATAAGAACCAGACATCCTTAAGTCATCTCCAGTAGTCCATGTAAATGGAGAAGTATTATACAAACCATCATTGACACTTCCACTTTTTACAAATTGAATATAATTTAAAGTTGTTGTATTTGATGAGTAATTATTTGAAAACCCTATCCAGTTATTACTTGCATTTGAAGCAGATACCAAAAATGTATTTGTATTAGATGCAATTGCAAACGGCAACCCATTTATATTATACACATATCCAGTGCCAAGAGAAGTTGTTGACCCCATTTCAAATCTCATAGTAATATATACCAATCTGCCAATTTTTGTATATGTGCCTTCTAAAGTTGCATTTCCAAGAGTAAAATCACCTGTTTGTAACCAAGTAGGTGTCCAAGTCCCCTCCTCATAATCGTCCAGAACAGCAGAACTGCTTCCAGCAGCGGATGGAGATGCGGCAGAAAAGTCAATACCAAGACCAGAAGGTAAGGCAATTCCATTAGCATTAAAAGTTGCTACTGTAGAACCATTTCTCATTATATCAAGATTTCTGGCACCATTTGCTCTGATATAAGATTGAGAGCTATTGGTGTAGATAACTAAATCATTTGTATTTGCTGCTCCACCATCATACATGAAGCGTATAGCAGATCCATCTCCAGTTCCTGCTGCTGGATTTAGTTGAAGAGTTCTGTATGCTGTTCCAAACACTGTTGGATTATCAGTCCCGATGCCAACATTACCACTTGAAGTTATTCTAACTCTCTCTACACTGTTCGTACCAAGAGATAATATATTAGAACCAGGAGAACTGATAGAAGTACCAGCACCAAGACTTACCTTACCTGCAACAGTAATATCAGTACTGATCGCAACATTGACTGCGTTGATATTCAAGTTATTGGGACTTTCGATCGTTGGTGTTCCTGATGCACCAATCAGATTAACATCCTTTACGCCAAACGCTTTATCTGCCATTTCAGTTTTTTATGTATTTAGGATTGCTTGAATGAGATACCAGAAATATTAACACCAGTAAACTTTGGAACGGTATTATTAGCAAATGGATTATAAAGAACTCTTGGAGTGGCACCCTTTAATCCAAAAGAAGCCGACCAATAATTAACAGAAGTTCCTGCTCCAACGGGATCTGTTGCACCAAATTGATCATAAAATGGGTTACCAACTCCACTCTCAACAATTCTAGATCCATGACGATATAACCAATTTCTTACATCAGTTCTATTTGCTGAAGGATTAGATTCGAGATAGCAAGCAAGAACACCACAAACATTTGGTGTTGCCATACTTGTTCCTTGTAAGTACCTATTATAATAACTTCCATCTCTTGGATCAGCGTAATAAGTACTTACACCATCAGCATACCATGGACTCAATACATTTACTCCAGCAGCAAAAACATCAATTGCCGGTCCGGTATTTGAAAAACTTGCTTTTCTTTCTGAACTAATTCCAGAAGTATATACAAATGAATCCAAAGCACCTACATTGATAGGAGCATCTGATTGCCCTATATGTGAAATTGTAGGAGTTCCAGGTCTGTTGAAGTATTCATCAACTGAACCTTGACTTTCAGAAACAACATCACCATAATAAAAAGTTCCAGTTAAGAATCGATTGTCATAATCTACACCACCAGGAATATCTTGCTTATCTTTTGAATTTCCAGCAGCAAAAACAACAATTATATCATCACAATCAACATCATCGAAAAGTTCATCCGTAGTTGTTTGAGAGGTTGCATGTTTTGAAACAAATTCATAATAAGTGCCATTTGTTTCCAGATAATAAATCGCTGGTTGATAACTACTAGATCCCTCAATATCTACAGAAGATAAATTTTGTCCTCTAAAATTAGCAGTATATGCTAGATCGTATCTAACAAATTGTCTAAATCCCCAACTACCATTTACAATAGTGGGATTTCTTCTACCAGTTTCTGGATTGATTGGTTTGTTCTTATGCCAAACACGAATATAATCAAATCCATCAGCAGGATCGGCAAACCCAACATCACTTCTATCAATACAGGCGATTGACCAGATGTTTGATTCAAAGGCAGCACCAAACTGATTACCAGCAGCAGTTCCTCCAACATGAGATCCGTGCCAAGATCCATTAAAGGTGCTTGATTCCAATGCGTTTGCAACAGTATAATTTGCTAATGTTCCGCTGCCTGGTGCGGTGAGACCTTCATTTGCCCAGTTAATTCCATACTCTGATGCACCATGAATCAAAATATCTCTAACTCTTGTACTATTCTTATCAACAAAACTTGTAACACCTGGTTTCAAAAACTCTGGATGATCCCAACGAACACCAGTATCCATAATCACAACATCAACATTTTTTCCAGTTAAAGAATATTGGCAGTCTGAAACTGGAAGGGTGCTTGTACCAATACCAACATTAGAAGTTAGTTGATGCCGATATAACCCCCATTGCGTATAGTTTAAAGGATCTCCACTTAGAGATTCATTTGTTCTTAAATTGATAATATTTTGCTTAAATCTATCCGTAGTGGTATGTCTATCAAATTCTTCATCAAATTTCCTTTGTTCCAAAACAACTGGATTGTGCATTGAAGACTTCACAACCCATTCTACTTTCGGGTGTTGTCTTAATACTTCTGCCTCATCAATAGACATTTCATAAACAGATCTTTTAGAAGAACATTTCATATCACTAACACAAGTAATCCTTCTATTAGGAATACCATCTATCTCATTTTCATTAATAATATAATTATGAATCTCTTCCCAGTCGGAAGGATTTTTTACACAAACAGTAAATGATTGTGGTGTATCCGAAGAGATCTCATCAATGACAATAACTCTTCCAGCTTCATTAATTTCAGTTCTCATATCACCTCATTGTCTGTCTAGTGATCTTGTAAGTAGTTGTTCCGCTTACACCAGTCTCTGGTGTTGCCTGTAAGAGGAGATTTCCACCGCTGATAGTGGCACTCATCGAAACGAGTAATCCACTCTTATGCATAATCGCATACTCTTGTGAATATGCTGTTGTTCCATCCTGCATCACAAGAACTTTCTGTGCTTGCATATTGCTACCGTTCTCAATATGAACGGTATATTCGGCAGTCTTGATATCATTGTTAGCAACTCCAGTGATTGTATCAATTGTTTGAGGAGTTCCTGCAGAAGCAGTCCAAGAACCATTTGTAACTACATCACCCAGGATAACAATCCTGCCTGACATATTCGTATGGGAAGTACACTGATAGTGAAGTAAATCTGGTGCGTCGTTTCTTACCTCCCAATACAGGTCAGCATTATTTCCTGCACCAGAAGATGCTGAACTTCCGTCACTAATTACAATGCCGTCAGTGTAGGCAGTTCCACCAGTATTCTGGAACTCATACTGAATACGGAATGGGTGACTACCAGTTCTATTTTTGAACTTATAAGTCTGCCCTCTTGTTAGATAGATGGTTGGGTCTAATGCTCCAGCAGCAACACCAGGTCCAGTGAATGTATAATCACTAGTGCCATTAGCACCCAAAGTCCATTCAGCAGTTGTGGTTGTGATACCAGTCAGTCCAGAACCATTACCAGAGAATGATGAAGCAGTTACATTTCCACCAACATTTAAGTTTCCAGTATCAGAATATAAAGTAGCAATTGCAGTTTTATTACCGAAACTAGTTTTCTTATAGAAAATAAAGTTTCCTCTTGATGCGTCAGAACTACCTGACGCAGCAAATTGCAAATCACCATTTGTTTGATTATCTAAGTTAATCTGTGCATTTCCAGAATCACTTAAAGAACCACCAAACTGAAGTTTTTTATTTCCATAGTCTATTTCAAAACGATTAGAGGTAGTAACAATACCACTAACACTTAACTGATTTGTAAATGTAGTTCCAGTGACTGTTACGCCAGCACCAATGGTTTCAAATCTTTTAGCAGTATTATATGGAGAAGAACCATCTTGATAATAAAGTTCTACACCACCATCTGTTCCAACTCCGTCAGTCCCTTTCTCTTTGAATATTGCAAGTCTATGTCCAGATGTAAGTCTTGGTCCAACAATAAAATTACCCCAACGATATAAATCGGTAGTAGTACTAGTTCCTCTAAAATGAACACCTGTGACACTATTATAAGTACCACTATAAATCATCCCATCAATAGCACTTGTTCCAAATACAAGTGTATGATCATCTTTGAACGTTAATGATGCACCATCTTGATCAAAGAAGATTCCACTATCTGCAACAGTAGTATTGAAATGTACATCACCATTGAATGTAGAAACACCAGAAACATTTAGAGTATCAGCATTTATGATTGCAGTATTGATTCCAACAGTTACAATACCAACAGAGACTGGCGATACGGAAAGTCCAGTTCCAAAGTCAATAGTTCCAGCAGCACCAACTAGTGATTGACTATCTTGAATGATAACCGATGATCCTCCACCCCCACCACCAGAAATAAGAACGTTAGTAATACCAGTGATTCTACCGTTGGCATCAACAGTGATTTGTGGAACAGCAGTTCCATTACCATAAGTAGCAGCAGAAGCACCAGTCAAACCAGTGAGAGATGAACCATCACCACTCAATGCACCGATGACATTCAGAGAAGTGGCACTGATGATTCCAGTGTTGCCATAGAGAGTAATACCAGTTCCAACTGTAACCTCATTGTTGATACCGTCAATGGTTACAGAAGCAGGTCCAACAGTCAGGATACCAGTGACTCTTGCGTCACCTTCAACATATAACTTATATCCATCCTTTGCGGTAGTTCCAATACCAACATTCTTGGTGGTATTAATACCAACAGTGTCAGTTGCCCAAGTGCCGCCAGCACCTACTGATCCAACAGAATCGGTATCATTAATCCACTTCGTTCCGTCATACTTAAGAACTTGTCCAGCAGAAAGAGTTGATAAAGTTACATCAGTTAAATCATTTAGAATAGTGGCACCTCCACCACTACCTCCACCACCACCAAAACTAGTAGTATTGTAAGAGTGGAACTCAACAATGTCTCCACCAAATGCAGGAGATTCTAATACAACTGTTGATCCATTATTAGCAACATATTCACTTGAAGTTAACTTAATACCATTAATGAATACATCAATAAAGTTTATGTTATAAGCAAAGTTAAATGAAGTCTGTCCGTCAGTAGCAATATTAGCTTGTGTTGTTCTCAGCGTTGGGAATGATGTCCAAGTAACACCAACACCAGTTGACTGAAGATATTGTCCATCAGTTCCTGTAGTTCCGCCAGCACTTATCGTTCCACCAAATGTAGCACCAACAGATACGTTAATGCTTGGTACAGACAGAAGATTGTGATTAGCATCAAATGTCAAATCTCCGTCAGTAGCAGCATCAACCATCGTGCCACTAGTGAGACTTGTAAGAACTAGTCTTTGAGTTCCAGTAGCAGCAGAAAGTGTTGCCCCAGTATTCAGAAGATTGCTGCCATCGCCATAGAATGCAGTAGCACTTATGATACCAGTAGAACCATACATTGTAATGGCAGCACCAACTGATGCGATACCAGCAACACTTAACTGATTTGTAAAGAGTGTTGATTCAACAGTGGTGATACCAACAAAGGTAGAAACACCAGAAACTCTTAATTGATCAAGTTCTGTGTGCCCATCAACATCAAGATCACCAGTTACAGTTAAACTATCAAATGTCGGTGTATCCGACATCGTAATAGTTGCAATACCGTTAGGTTGTGGATCAGCAGTGGCAACAATATTATTTCCACGGAAGTCAAGAGTATGAATACTTCCAGCAGTACCAACAGTTGCTCCCTCTTCTAGAACATTGAAACCATTCAGAATGTTATTGACGGAGAAGATACCAGGAACAGTTACCCATTCCCACTTTCCACCAGAAACCGATCTTAAAAGTTGACCATTTATACCATAATTGGATCCATCGGTACTAATACCACCAGAGATCTTGATATTCTCTGTATTTAAAGTATTATTTCCAGCATTAAAGGTCAGATCTGCATCAGTAGCAGCATTGACCATCGTGCCGCTAGTGAGTTGAGTTGTAACCAGTCTTTCAACACCACTGGTTGCATTTAGGGTAGCACCTGTATTGGTCAGATTAGATCCATCACCGTAGAAGGAGATTGCACTAACAATACCAGCGTTACCGTAGATACTAACTGCAGCACCAACACGAAGATCATTATAGATCGTGACACCATAACCAGTTGTTTCAAGTCTGGTAATGCCATTATGATTTAAATATACCTTACCATTTCTCTCAAATCCAGCATAAGTTTGAGAACTATCATCATCACCAAGATAAATGTTATTACCTTCAATAAAGAAAGCACCTACTCCAACCTTATTCAGGTTTAAGGAACTATCACCATTCTGTATAATCTCAAGATACTGACCAGAAGCAATAGAGTTAGTTACCTTGAATGATGAATTCTTAACTTCGGTTGTTCCATTAAATGTAGATACACCAGAAACATTCAGAGTGTTTAATTCAGTGTGCTCACCAACATCAATGTTTGGTGTATTGACAGTATCATCAGTGAACTGAATCTCACTGACTGCTAAACGAACACCATTAGGAACTAATGTTGAACCAATACCAACAGCATAGTTGAACAACCAAGCATCAGTTGTTCCAAATCCATATGAGTCACTCTTGACCCACATAATCTGCTTATAGGTGTCAGGAATATCCTCATTAACACCAGCAAGGAAGAAAGGAACTAATGGATTTCCTTCAGTAGAAGCAATTGCAATACCACCGTGATTTGCAGTGATATCGGTTGATATATCATTACCATTAGAGTCTGTAGTAACTCCAAGAATAATGTCCTTATCAAAGATCTGTAAGTCTTGTGCTTGGAGAACAGTTGTTGTTCCACCAATACTTAAGTTACCTGCAACATAAAGATCGTTGTGGAATGTTGCAGTAGTATCATAGACATCAAAGTCTGTCTGAACATCCAGTGAATTGATTGTAGCGATCCCACTGACATTCAGATTATCAAGTTCAGTATATCCAACTACATTTAACGTATTACCATCAAAGGTAAGATTTGGACTATCCTCAAGTTCTCCACCTACACCAGCAAGAACAATTCTATCGTTCGTTAAATCTTCAACCTTTGCACTGGCAGCATCAATGCCACCATTGGCATCAAGAAGACCTGCTGTTGTTGTAACACCAGAAACAATTAACTGACCAGTTGTTGTGGTTTCAGAAACATTTGCATCACCAACAACGGCAAGTTTTGCAGTTGGATTTGTTGAACCGATACCAACATTAAAGTTCTCATCACCAACTAACCAATACTTACTTGGGTTAGCATCAGTTCTAATACCAACAGCAAATTGATAAGACTTATTTGGATTCGGTAAGTCAAAATATCTATTACCAGAAGCATTACCACTACCAATCAGAACCTGATAAGAACCTCCTATTGTTGCTCCATTAACAGAACCTAAGTGGACATTATAATTTTGGTTTGTGGTAGATCCAGAGAATCCATTTGCTGCCCATGATCCTAAAGCAAGGTTGTAATCTCCCCCTTCATTATAATATCCAGTATATTGACCACCATAAAAATTATTATTTCCAGTTGTATTGCGATATCCTACAGCATTACCAATAAAATCATTATAATAACCAGTTGTATTATAAGAACCAGCATCATATCCAATAAAATTATTAAAATATCCACCAAGATTGCTTCCACCTGCTTGATATCCAATGAAGTTATTTCCATTTCCTTCATTTACGTTACCAGCGAGCCTACCAATAATAACATTTTCTACACATCCTTGTCCTAATGTTTCTCCAGCAAGATTACCAATTACAACATTATATGCTGGCATATTGCCAGAAGAATGTAATGAATATACGTCATTACCTATAAAAATATTATTTTTATATCCTGGATTGTTAAAAAGGAAACCACCATCAGTATAACCATAAGATGTCCAAGTATTACCAATTGAAACATCGCCATAATAAATTGCTGCTCCTGGAGTTATTTTTCCAAAACTAATAGTTCCTGTAATATCTAATGATGTTAATGGATTTGTGGTTCCTATTCCAACCCTACCATTAGCAGCAACTACAAAAGGAGTTGTATCAGGATTAGAAGAATCTTCAACTAGTAAAGCATTACCAGAACCAGTTTGAGTGATTCTTAGTGCGTCATTGGAACTATTAACTGATATTGTAGAAACACCAGCAACACTTAACTGATTAGTAAAGAGTGTTGACTCAACGGTAGTGATACCAACAAAAGTAGATACTCCTGTTGCTTTTAAATTTCTTGTTACAATATCTTCACCAATTGTCGCACCACCAGTGACTGTAACGCTACCTGCATAAAGATCCTGATCAATATAAACATCATTCTGGAATGATCCGATACCAACCGCTGTGAGTCCACCACCAACGATTGTATCACCTGTAATATTTGTAGAACCAACAACAAATAAAGAATGTTGTTGGGCGTCCGTAGTTCCAATACCAACTTTTCCAGTTGTTTGAAGAACTGTTTTATTTTCGGTATATCCAGTAATACCGACAAGTAGTTGTCTTAATCTGCCGCTGAGGAACTTGGACATTTCTTATATTAGTTTAATGTTTCTAAAATACTTACGGTCACTTTAACATTAGAAGCATTGCTTGCTGACAATTCGATAGAATCACCAGATTCAAGAACCAATCTTCCAGTCACTAAACTCAAAGCATCATTACCAGGAATAGGAGACTCTTTAGCGAGTTCAGTTGTTGTGCTACCTCTTTTGTGAGAGAAGGTAACATCGTGTGCTGCTGAATCAATATTTGTTGCCTGTGCCATCAGAACAACACCAGTGTATCCAGTAGGAGCGGTGTAAATTCCAACTGGACTTAATGGAGCAATATGATTAACTGTTTTAAATACGTTTAATGGTAAAGCCACTTTTTATTCTCCTCCTAATGCTAGAATTAATGGTGTGACATTTGCAAATAAACTCTTGGAATAGAAATTACCAGAGATAGTTCCAGTAATCTGATCAATCACAACACCCTCACCGATTCTAAAGTTACCTCCTTGATCTGTGCTGGTGTAGATAACTAGTCCCCCATTTCGATTGTCAACTTCATTCTCTTGAATTGCAACTCCACCACGAGAAGGTAATGAAGCAACAGGATCAGTTCCTGAACCAATGTATTCAAATGAATGTGAAGAAGCAAGAACTCTACTTTGTTTGTAGAATGGAACTGTAGTTCCTACACCAACAGAATATGGAAGATTTTCATTGACAGTAACAGTACAAATTCCAGATGAGATTGGAGTTGAACTCTTAATTGTATAATATGACGGAGTTAATTCTATCGTAGCTGTTGCTATATTTATTCCAACGTCAGGAGCAGAAAATGTAATTGTTGGAGTTGTTGTATACCCTCTTCCACTCGAAAGAATTTCAATCTCAGTTACGCTTCCATTTACAATAGTTGGAATAGCAGTTGCCGTAATACCCCAAGTTCCAGAAGTACTTGGATCACTAATGGTGATAGTTGGTGTTGAATTATATCCACTACCAGGATTAGTTATTGTTATTTTTCCTACAGTATAATATAAGTCTTCAAAATATATTACTTGCCCGTCATATGGTCTTACAACATTGATTGCTACTGTACCACCAGTATCATAAGTATGTTCAATAGTAGAGATTCCAACATAAGCATCAAACTCAGTTGCTGAGTTAACGCTGTTTACTGTAAATACATATCCATTAGTTCCATCAGGGAAGATAGTTGTGGTAACACCAGCGTGAGGTGCTGCACAAGTAAATTCAATTCCAGCAAGAGTTACTCCCATACCAACCGCAAGATTGTGATTGGAACTTGTTGTAATTGTGACGATTCCTGTTGATGCAGTATATTCTGCATTAGAAATATTGACTGTTGGTGTACTTACATCAACTGTAAATGTATCTGCATTTTCTACCGATTCTATATTGATTGATCCATTAAACTGAAGTGGACCAACACCATCAGCAACTAATCCATAGTTACCAAATGATGAGTTGGAGTTTGTAATATCACATTGCCCACCAGAACCACAGAAAACACCTTCTGCACTATTGATCGTAAACATTGAAACGATCTGGGCATATCCTTCGTTCGTAATAGAACACCCACAACCACTTTGATTATATTGTGTATAAGAGTCAGTAACAAAACTCTTAAAGGGACCGAGAGCGTGATTGCCATCAATCTTCATACCGATACTGTTCGTAACAAAGTTAGTGCAGTTACGAAGGTATGGTGATTGTCCAGAATATCTAATCGTATCAGGATCAAAAGCAAAAATTGCTTTACCTACATCCATCGTTCCAGTGAACGACATCTCAGTAAAATAATCTCCTGGTGCTACGTGAAAGAGATCACTTGAAGAATTTTGAGGAACAATAGTGACTTCTCTTAAACTATCACCAATAACACTAATCTGTGGACCACACTTGATTGGGTTATTTTCTAGATAAGTTCCAGCACTAACTTTAACAACAGATCCTGGGATTGTTGAGGCGATTGCGACTGCTGCTTCAATGGTTGCTTTGGCGTCGCCAAGTTTCTTACCCGTGTTGGTGTCTTTTCCGTCTTTTGTGACATATAAAATATTTGTAACGCTTGCACCCGAACCGACTCTAACAACATCCGTTGAAAACCCTGCCCTTGCTCTTAAGGTATAGAGTTCAGCATCATGTGTATTAAGAGCTAATTCTCCTAATTGTAGATCTGATACCTGTGGTGTTTTATTAGGTACAGCAGATCGTTTAATCCTAAACGGTGTCGCCATCTATTCGCATTCGGTATTTACCAAAGTCAGCAGTATATACTGCTGATTTATTTATTCAACTCGCATTATTCCTTCTAGGACGATAAGCAAACAAGTTGGCAGGTTTTTCAGGTTTCATCCAGTCCTTGATTTTCTCATAACGCTGGATACTAAAAAACTCCTGAGAAAGATACCAATCTTCCCAAGGAGTATGACCTTTATCTTGATTGCAGGAGTGGCAAGCACACAGACAATTCTTAGTGAAATCTGTGCCTCCCTTTGCTCTTGGTACAATGTGGTCTATTGTGAGTTCTTTATCAGACCCACAATAGGCACACTTTAAATCCCATTCTTCCTTTATCTTTTGCCTCCATAACCTTTTTGCTTCGGCGGAACTAGTTGTTTGGAGGTTGAAGACATAGGCTTGTGGGGAATTGTAGAGAGGCATAAAAATTTGCGTCCTAGAAATATTTATTCCTCGTGCTTTCTCTTACACGCTGCTCTACAATATGCTCTGGATAAACTATCAATATATGAGCAAGGTCTACCTTTTTCACCACAGTGAGGACACTTGGCATCAGGTGGATCATTCGGATACTGATACTTTTTCATATGGGTGTGCCTGTTTCAGATCAGGATTTGGTTGAGATTTAGTCAGATCTCTACGACTTTGATTCTTGATTACAATGAATGCATCTTTATTGATCTTACGAGTGCCAATAGGTGATTGCCATTTTGCATTGTAGTTTTCACCAACATCAATACCAGAGACTTGAGTTCCTGCCATTTCAACAGAAATCTCATCACCTTCTTCCCATCCATATTTTTCTATCAAAGCAGCAACTTGTTCCATTACAGTTGGTTGAGACATAATACGTTCTTCTGGTTCAAGATTCCCAAGCATAAAAAAGAGGGTGTTAACCCTCTTATTATATCAAAATTTTATTCGTCAGTCAATTAGAAGGTGGTCTTATTAAAGGTTTAACCGTTTTCTTTTAATAAGAGAAATCCTTATTAAAGGTTAGAGTGCGTTGCCCCTCGGAAGAACTTCCTCTGGAAATACAAACTGCTCATGGGGCTGGTCTACTGGAGCCATCCAGGCACGGAGTCCTTCATTGAGGAGGATGTTTTTCGTATAGAAAGTTTCAAACTCTGG